ATGGCTCAACACATTAAATTTACTAAATCGGTAATAGACTCTATTCCTTTGTCTGAAGAGAAACAAATCTTTTACAGAGATACAGTAACTATAGGATTTGGCTTATGTGTGGGGAAAACTAAAAGCTATTTTGCTGAAAAGAAAATGCCTAATGGCAAATCTAAACGTAAAGTTATTGGAAAACATGGCGTCTATACATTAGAACAAGCCAGAACTGAAGCTAAACGCTTGCTAATCTTAATGGATGAAGGTGTAGATCCAGTTAAACAAAAGCGTGATATACGAGCCTCAGCAATTCAAAATGATGCCTTACAAAAGTTAGTACCTACCCTTTCTGAAGCTTACCAATACTATAAATTACGTAAGAAGCTTGCTGAAACTACTTTAATTGCGTATGACGGATGCATAGAGAACTACTTCAGTGATTGGAAAGATGTAAAACTTGATCAAATCACCAGTGCAATGATTATTGATCGTCATCTGAAGCTTTCGGAAGCAAGCCCTTCCCGAGCTAATCTTGCATCAAAATTTTTACATGCCCTCTTTAATCATACGATTAGCAGATATAAAGATGAGTCTGGGAACAAAATTCTAAATATTAAAAACCCGGTTGTTATTGTTAAAGAAGAAAAAGCTTTCAATAAAATTAAACGCAGAAAAGGCCATGTTCGTGCAGATCAGCGCGAAGCATGGGCACTAGCCGTTGCCACAACTTACTGGCTGGGTGAACAAAATAATGATTTCAGAGCGTACACAAACCAAGACTTTTTATTCTTACTCGCTTTAACCGGTTTTAGACGCAGTGAAGCTGAATCTGTCGAATGGAAAAACGTGGATCTTCAGTTCGGTACCATCAAGATCGTTAATACTAAAAACCATGAAGATTTATTATTACCTATGGGGGATACCCTTTGGCACATTATGCGTGAACGAAAAAAACGTGCCGGCAATAATAAATATGTCTTTACCGATAGAAATGGAGTTTCCCATATCTCTGACCGTCGAGCAGCACGAGAAAAAGTAACCGAGAATTCTGGTATCGAATTTACGTTTCATGATTTACGCCGCACCTTTGGCACTATTGCGAACAGCTTGGCCATTGGTAGCTATACGATTAAAAGACTAATTAACCATACTACTGACGATGATGATAACGATGTAACGGACGGTTATATTCAAGTCTCTTTTGAAGATTTAAAGAAAGCTATGAATATGATTGAAGACGTTGTGTTGTCTGATATTTCAAAAGCTTTAATTAAAAACAGAATCTACTTTGAACAAAAATCAATAAGGAATATTCAAGAAAAATGGATTGAGCATAACAATACTATTTTAAGCAAATATTATGAATAGTTGGGCTGGTTAAGGTAGTCCTAAATTTTAAAACACTTACTGAAAAATTGAGAATTAGCAAGGCTTTGTTGCATAAATATGTAAGCATCTGATTTAAATAAATTTAATTTTGGATCGAAAAATAATCAAAACTTTTAAAATCATATAGTTATGAAATCTTTGTGCAACAAAGCCCCTCTAATAAATTAACTGTATTTCTTCAACTATTGGGACTTAGTAGCAAATGAAAAATAGTATTTTTTTAAAGCTTTTTTCTATTATATTTATAGTTTTTGGAACATATTTATTTTTGCTATTTCTTTACGATTTATATTTTTACAAACATCTTTACAATAAAGTTTGCTCCATTCTTTATTGCTTAGAGTTTATTGAATTTAAAGACTATGCATCAATTTTAGCAACCCTTATTGGTTCAGCTTTCGTTGCTTATAGCTTATTTTCATGGAAGGACACTTTCAGATTCAACATAATTAAAAATGATATAGAGCGTTTTAGACAAGCATCACACAATTTATTAAAAAATATTGATATGCAAAGAGGTTGTTTTTTAGACTGTGAAGCTTATATTAAAGATAAGGAAGATAAAGGAATACCTGTTAAAGAATTCAAAGATGTTTTATATAATTATGAATTAGCATTAGAAGATATTACAAACAAGAGATTTAGTACAATCGCCTTATTTCACGATTTTAGATTTGAAAGAAACTATTTTATAATTCATGGAGGAAATAATAACAAAGATGATTTCAATAATTCATTTAAAACTATGATTAGTAGACTTGATCATCTTCATAATGATTTTGAAAATAATGATATTCCTAGTTTTAAAGTAAATATTATTGAATTCAACAAAGCTTATGAAGATTTTCATAAAAAATTTATAGATATTTTGGGTGAAATTTATTACTTATTAAACAAATAGTTATATTTAATTCACCTTTATAATTTATTTTTCAAGAATCAGTAAATTTAGAGAATTGATTATGTGCTCAAACTACGAACCAATCGCAAAAGATAGAATTCACTTGCTGGATCTGTTTGAGCCAACTTTTGAATATAAATCTCACATATACCCTAACTATGAAGCTCCCCTTTTATTCTCTAAAAAAGAGCAAATGGAATGGCGTTTAGCTCGTTTTGGTCTAGTAGCCCCTTGGGTTAAAGATCTTAAAAAGGTCCACAATACTTATAACGCAAGAACTGAGACAGTTCACGAAAAACCCAGCTTTCGTAATGCATGGAGGAAAAACCAGTTCTGTTTAATCCCTGCTGATGTTATCTTTGAGCCTAAGTACATAAATAATAAACCTGAGTGGTGGGGTATTTATCGTAAAGATGATATGCCTTTTACTATTGCTGGTATTTATGAATATGCAGTCGTAGACGGTGAAGAAATTAGATCTATGAGCATGCTCACAATTAACTCTGACCACCACCCTTTCATGAATCAATTTCACGCGCCCACTGATGAAAAGCGCTCTATTATTGTTATTCCTCCTGAGTTAAGGAACGACTGGCTTCACTGTAAGCATGAGGAAGCAAAGGACTTTTTCTTAGATTTACCAGCTGATGAATTCACCGCTCAACCTCGATCAGAACTGAAGAATTTCCGACCAAATGCACAATAACAGACGTCAATTTTTGACTTCTATTTGTTTATCCACAGCTTTTTAAATTTGAATTTAAGCTCATCTCTAGAATATCATCTTGAATATGTTACAAAATCAAGATAGGGGAAACATATGAGCGAAATTGCACCATCCATTATCCAGATAAAACAGTACATCACACAAAGTATTGTTTTATCTGAGGCTTTATCATTTAAGCAAGTTGTACCGTCAACTCACATGCTTATCCCCTACGCACTTGAAAAGATTTCCGCTGGTTTCCCCAGCCCCGCACAAGATTACATAGACAAAGTGCTCGATATGAATGAGCACTTAATTAAGAACGAAACTTCAACGTTTATTGTCAAAGTTGCATCACTATCAATGCTCAATGCAGGTATAGATATTGATGACGAATTGATTGTGGATCGTAGTCTTGATGCAAAGCACGGCGATATCGTTATTGCACTAATTGACAATGAATTCACAGTTAAACGTTTAATGATCGATGAAAAAGGCCAATGGCTTAAAGCAGAGAATCCGGATTATAAAAATATTTATTTATCGGATGGCCAAGAATTAATAATTTGGGGTGTTGTCACTCATATCATTAAAATGACACGGCATTAAGTTATGAAACATGAGAACAAAGTATTTTTTCTCATCGATGTAAATAACATGTACGTTTCATGTGAGAGAGTTTTTGATCCAAGTTTAAATGATAGACCTGTTATTGTGCTCAGCAATAATGATGGGTGCGCCGTGGCGCGTAGCAATGAGTCAAAAGCCTTAAATATAAAAATGGGTGTGCCGCTTTTTCAAATTAAAGACATTGTTCAGCAACATAACGTAATTGTTCTTTCAAGCAACTATGCAATGTATGCAGAAATGTCACGGCGCTTTCATACGATCCTTGCCTCTTACGTAACTGCAGAAGAAGTTGAACCGTACTCGATTGATGAGTGCTTTGTAGATTTCACAGCTTATGAAAAGAATTTTGACTTAGAAAAAGTTGGCCAGCAAATGCGTCAACAAATATGGAAGTGGTTAGGCTTACCTGTCTGTGTCGGAATCGGCAGAAGTAAAACAGAAGCAAAGATTGCAAATCATATTGCAAAGAAAAATCCCGGATTTAACAGCGTTTGTGATCTGGTATCAATGGATCCGTGCAATAAAGAATATTACTTCTCGCTTATCGACGTTTCTGAAGTTTGGGGCGTCGGCCGTAAGCACTCAAAAAAGTTGCAAAGCATGGGGATCAACACTGTTTTAGATCTCGCATGTGCAGAACCGCGCGAGATGCAAAAACGTTTTTCTATAGTTATGGCTCGCACGATCTACGAATTACAAGGCATATCATGCATTGAGATCGAGCACACCCCACCATCAAAAAAGCAAATAGTTGCAAGCCGGTCTTTCGGTGGTCGTGTAACTGAACTAACGGACCTAAAAGAAGCTATCTCTATGTATGCGCAAGATGCTTGTAAACGCTTAAGAGATGAAGAGTTGTTATGTGGATGTATGATTGCTTTTGTACAGTCAAATCCTTTCGATCCCAATGCGCCATTTTACAATAAGTCTATTACAGGCGCATTTTCTGAACCGACGGATAGCGCAGTAGATTTTGTTAGGGCTGCAACAAGGATGTTGAACGAAATCTATAAAGAAGGAATTAAATATAAGAAGTGCGGAGTAATATTAACTAGTTTAGAACCTAAGTCTGGCCATACATACGACCTGTTAACCGACTTTAAGCACATAGAGAAAAAGGAATGTTTGATGAAAGCTATGGATGGTATCCATAGTAAGTTTGGAAAGAAAAAACTAGGCGTTGGTCCATGTTATATGCCAGGTCGAAACTGGTCAATGTCGCGGGATAAATTAAGCCGAAATCCATTTCGATGGGATGAGCTGCTACTTATAAAAAAGTAGTTATATCAAAAAAAAATATATATTCTTCTTATTGATCAATAGCTATTAAGAAATTTAAAAAAATGTTTAAGAGTATTTATAGGAATATTAAAAAAAGTGCTGAATTGGTAGAGCTCCTAGGGAAAATATTAGCTTTTATTCTGATTTTTTTTGGAACTACAGTTTCAGCTTTCTGGGCTCGCACATCTAAAGAACTAAATGACATGGGGCCATTTATATGGATGATCGTAGCAATATCCACAGCTTTAATTTTAACATTAATAATATATGTAATTAATCTCTCATTCAAAATACGAGCTCAAGCTAATCTAGCAACCGTAGAGGCTAATCATATAGCAATCTTAAGCACCCCACGATCGAGGATAAACCCACTGGAAGAAGTATTTTCGGATCTAATAATTGATATACCTGATTTGTATCTACCACTCTTACAACTACATGAAAATAAAGTATTTACAAGATGCAAAATAGTTGGGCCAGGTGCCATTGCAATTATGGGAGGAACAATTGCAAAAAATAAATTCATACATTGCGGAGATTTTATAGTTTTACCTGATAATTCCTTACTAACTGGAATATTAGTTTTCAAGAACTGTACATTTCAAAATTGTGAAATTATACAAGTAACGGTTACTGGGAGTAGTAAAATTATTGAAGATTTAAAAAAAAGCTCCATGCATTGAATATAAGTATTTAATATTTTAAGTTAAAGAAGACTAAATGTTTGATTTTTTTTAAATCGTTTGGTTTTAATAAATTAAGCAATTTAAGGTGAATATTATGAGGAAACTCTCGGTAACAGATATAGAAAAAAGTGAACTAGTAGAATCAATTTTTTTCTCGAAAGCATGTAACGACAACTTTACAGCGGACAAAAAACAAGAATTTGTAAATTTTTTCTTAATGCTATTTGAGAAAAATAATGTGCAATTTAATACAAAAGAGTATGGTAATTTTTCATATGAAAATAAGATTCCTTACGATGTCAATCATGATGAAAAATGTATAGAAATCGATTCTAAATTTGTTATTGATAAATAAATGAATTTGCTGTGTATCTAAAAATCAGATTACACAGCAAAACTAGAATCTTCTTTAAGATACTCGGTTAGCAATCCAGCCATAGAAAAATTGTTCCTGGCTTGGATTACGTTCACAGATTTCTATGTAGCGTTGGCCTTGCATGATATTCAGTACTCGAACTAATACCTTCTCTCCTTCTTTCCCACGTTTGGCAAGATAAGTTTTGAGTGCATTAAGGGTTGCTGGTCCATAAATTCCATCTACAGATAAATCTGGCCACCCTGCTTTACCATTGTTATTTAGGAGATTTAAAGCCCGTTGTAAAAGAGGTTTTGCAAAGCTGGTACCGCAATTCACACCAGTGTCTAAAAGCTCTTCAGCTACTGCAGAAGAAACTGCATTTACTTGGTCTAATCGCGGAGCTGTCCAGTACTGCTTCTTGTAAATCGCTTTAGCCACATCCAGAGGTAAATCTCGCATATTACCTTTGAATCCATTTGCTCGAGCAACTGCTTCAGTAATTCCATACTTAGTTGCACCGCCCCGATCTGCCGGGTTATTTACATAACCACCCTCGCGCTTAATTAACTCATCAAGATATTGTTCAATATTCATCTCAGTTTCCTTTAGATATAAAAAAAACCGCCCGAAGGCGGCATTAACTGTTTTCAATGTCTTTTCTGGCTTTTTTAAACTCTTTGATCACTTCAACGATCGTTTTACCTTCCTGCTTATCAATGAAGTTAAAGATCCATCGGACCAAAGCCCAACCGGGTAATCCACAAACAAAGAAGAATCCACCAAGTGCTATCATCCCCCATACATCAGTAACCCATTCATGAAGCCCCCACTTCACAATGATGAACGAGCCACCAGCCAAACTTGAAACAACCGTACAGATCAAGCCCACTGCCCACTCTTGTGGTGAACGTGGCATACGAGTCATTAATACCACTGCTGCAACCAAACCGACCGCTAAAGTCACCATGATTGCAATCCCGTACAATTTTAGTAGTGCTGTAAAACCGCTTGTGGAAACTGGTTCCATTAATATCTCCAAAAAATTTAGACAATAAAAAAGCACCCGAATTGGGTGCTCAAAGTTCTTTTAAGGTTTAAAGGGTTTGTAAGATTTTCCCTCCGTTAATCAATTGAGTTGTCAGTGGTGCAACTCCCACAATTGCAGGTCCACCCGGCCCCGGCTGACCTTCAGTTGTGCCATGGTATTGCCAATTCCATGTTCCATCATTAGTAGACTTGGTACCACGTTCGCCCCAATTTCCACCATCTCCAGAAAGTGGTGAGCCATAGCGTTCATTTTGGGTTCGGTAACCTTTACCAGGTGCCGAAGCTTCGGCATCAGTGATTTTCATAACCAATAAATAACTCTCCAGATAGAGGCGATAATCTTGTGAATCATTTGAAATCGGCTGGCCAGTCATGACCCGACCAAATGGTGCTCCAGCACCACCGGGAATTCCCTGAACCCCATAAGATGATCCAGTGTAAATACCACTTGGTGTTGCTCCACCACCTGAACCGCCTCGAGCTAACGTCCCTCCATCGATAATCAGGTTTAGTTTGCTGTGCCGGTTCAATAAACCTGGTGCTCCCTGAAAACCATCACGCCGGGTTTTGGTAAAATTGAAGTCTGAATCTTTTTCCCAATCTCCGTAAGCTAGATGTGGCAACCCGCCATCACCACCACGTCCAACAACAGCACCTTTAATAGTCAAATTTACCACGAGATCAGGTGGGAACTCACCAGTATCAATAGCAGGTAATTCTGATGCAGCTGGAACGATATACTCTCGTTTTGCAGGACTAGACTTATAGTCGAATTTATAGACAAATCTGGTTTCCGGTCGATAAGAACTTGAACTTGAAACCAGTGCACCTGCTTCAACTACAAAACTGATTTCTCCAGTCGTTGGCAAATCCCCTCTTTGCATCTGATATAAACGTGCCAGATTAATATCCAGCTGGTCATATCGAATGTAAATCGGTGAATCATCTACCGGCACATCAATGAAATCCTTGTCATTGAGGTAATAGCGCTCATCATAGTTAATTGCCGTAATGGTATTTGAGAACTGGTCAGCCGGTTCTCTTTTTGCAACCAGATAAGGCAATGAGCCTTTGGTATCGTCATTAACCACCGTATAGATAGTATTCACAAAATCATCAGGACTAAGCTTTAAGGCCCCGTTCGGTAAACGCCCTAAAACTACTTTGTTCTTGGCTGAACCCGGCGTAACGGGAATCAGGTCCACGGTACCATCCCCCATTTGCAGATAGATCACATAACTCTTGCCTGCAATAAAATCTACATCATGGCTTAAAGTCAGGATTAAACCCTCTTGCTGCACCACCTCACCACTTTGATGGATACCATTGCGATAATCAGCTACAGCGATCCGGTCACGTAAAACCAGTAATTCTGATTCTGGTGCCGCATCAAAGGTAATGGATTTGCGCTGGAAGCGAAGCTTGTTCCAGAGCCGGTACGCATTGAAATGCGCTTGCCACTTGTTACGCACACCTACAGATTTCACCTCTTTGGGGTTCTTGGCCCCTTTATCTGGTAGATAGATATTTATGCGGGTGTCGTCGGTCGGATCCGTGTATTCATAGATCAAACCATCGTAGTCATCCATCACACCAAAGGTCAGATCATGCTTGTAACTATCCGGAATGATATTCCTGAAGTTAAACAGCATTACCGAGTTATCAGTTGGCCGTTCAAAATAAAGCTTGAGCTTATTATTTTGACGATATGCAGTGCAAAATACGGCATCACAAAGATTGGTAACCAGCTCTTCAAAAGACAGGTTTGTATCATCAATTGTGGTACAGAACTCAGCCGCTAGCGGCGTACCAAAATAATCAACTACATCGTTATATGTGCGATAGATGTTTTCCAGATCAATCTCATCAATCGTACGGCGGCCAATCTTGTCGTCCAGTGCCATTGAAACTAGTGCATCAGCAAAGCTTGATGTTGGAAATAGCTCTGTCGTCATAGCCCCATTTTTATAGGTCGGCAACATCCGCTGCAGATCAAAATTGATCTTGCGGGATTTAACTGACAATGCTCCAGTCGTTGCATATGTACGTGCACGGAAAACCGTTTCATGCTCATACGTTGTGCTTTGCAATGGATATGCACCGTATAGTGCTTGCCACTTCACATCATCGACAACAGTTGTAACTCCAGGAGTTGGAGTTAAACGGCGAGCACGTACACTGCAGCGGCCCTGAAACGTGACCATATCCAGCGTTGCCCCAACCGTTTGGCGTGATTTTGCCGAGCCTTTCAAAATGATCTGCTTCAGCATCGGATTACCAATGGCTGCACCAGATTCATTAACCGGCGTTACTTCAACTTCAATCGTGACGTTTACAGCTCCCTGATTTCCACCTGAAGAAACTGTGTAAAGTCCATTTGTGGCCACAAAATTACACAGCACCCGACTTCGTTCGACATTGTCCAGAATGAATGGACCAATCCACTTTTCACCTATTGAAGTGATCTTTGGCGATAAGGCTGCTGTTTGCTGATTCGAAAGTTCCTTAAGCTTTAACCAGTTTTTGTTTACCGCAGCTGGATTGGATAAAGTCATGCGGTCGTCAGCAACCGACAAGACACTATAAGTCCCGTTTAAATCGTAAGTCTGGCCGTTAAACGTGAATGAGGCATTGGTGATTTCTACGCGGTCATTACTTACAAACTTAGTGGTTAAATCCGTATTGTTTGCAGATGCCCGAAGGATCTCGTTTGGATATGCAAAATGAAGATAGTTCGTACCTTCTAAAGACTGTGTATCTGCTGGACGGAGAACTTGGCCATTCACCGAGTTTTGATGCTGCACTGTTAGTGGCGGTGTAGTAATTTCGGTACCAAGCGAGAAATATGGCTCACCTGAAACAATATCTACACCTGGTCGAAAGACTTCTACCGATGCACCGGCAATATCAACAATGTTGGTTTCACCGTCATATGCACCGTTAATTTTATAGTGACCACGACCAATACAACCAACAACATGCTCTACTTCGACATTGTTTTCATATACCTTGTAAGGCACAGTAATCAGATCAGGGGTATCGTGAGCGGCACCATAAATATCAGCAATACGACCATTTACGCGAGTTTTATTTTCACGGTTTGATAATTCGTTATTTGCAGACGAGGATTGATTGTTATTCTGGTTGGTTTGGGTAATTGATGGTACTGGCATTAATAATGCAACAGCCACACCCATAACTATAGAGGCAACCACTATCCAAGCTAGAGTTATGGGGTCCATACCCTTGGGATTCTCAATTACAATGAAAGTGCCTGGCAAGAAATCGAGCTGCTTTAATTCATATGCATTCTTCGGCGTGACTTCATTCGCAAATGAAATTTCTGCATGATCCATATTGCTTGTGGTATGAAAAATACGGACATGCTCAGGCATATGGTCATATTTTGAAGTAAGCCATTGACCCAAAGTTTCGGCGTGTTCAATTGTTTTGTCTTCGGATAAAGGGTCTTGTTTATAAATAATCTTAATCATAGAAACTCACACGATTAAATCCAAATGCTTGAACGACTTGAATTGGCATCCATGAAACGCCTGATTCCTGCAAATGCAAAATACGCCCCAAACGAAAAAGCCCCACATGTGGGGGCTTGTTTCGGTATCTAGAGTGAAAGGCGACTATGCAGCCTTCCTTAGGCATAGGCAATGGATTTAGTAACTTCAATCTTGATGGCAGAAATACCTTCTCTTTGACGGGCTTCATAAAAAACTCAAGCGCCTCTCCTCGATCAATATCATATAGATCCATTGCAGCTTCATGAGCAAAATGAACACAGTTGTAGTTTTCCTCGTCATATTGTCTATCAAGCAAATGATCATGACTTTTCATATAGCCCCCTTGAGACCAGTAAAGCGGTCTAGTGCAAAGATATCTCCAGTCTTCGCAGTATTTAATCGTGGTGATTCAGCCTTGAATGTCACAGCTTTATGATTCATGGCAACACTGGAGAGTTGCAGTCCGAGTAAATAAAACATTGGAGAATTCAGATTGTCTGAACTGTAAATCCGGTAATTTACGGTCGGCTTTACATTAGAGTATTGCCCCTCAATTACCCGTTCAAACTCATCCGGCAAAATATCACCAAGCCCAGATATTGAAACGGTCAAAGTCTGGTCCAGATCACCGAGCATTCCGGATCTTTGAATTGTCATTGGTAGGTATTCGTAAAATACTTGCCCCGCGCCTTCATTGTGCTGAACATACACTCCACGGTCATCATTACGTACCACCCGGTAAGTATTCATAAAAGAAGGGTGTGATAGTTCAATACATTCCAGTTGATAAACATCTACTTTTCGATTGAAAAAGAATTTGGCATATTCGTTATCCATTAGACCTCCCAATCTTTGATAAGTGCCTGATCAGCGATAAGGTTAGGCTGGTTTTGAACAACTTCGAGCTGTGCATTTACCCGGTAAAGGTTGCCATTCACTTCATTGGTCTTGAACGAGTTCGGAATGAAGTTACACAGGTATTGCTGACGTGTTCCCTGATCAATCACCAGATCCGCATAAAATGAGGCTGGTTTATTCTGGTAGACCCGCCAGAACGCCATCATTTTATTGAAATCGGTTTTACTTAAATTCCAGTTCACATCAACAATGTGGCTATTACGTTTTACATCGATGTAATAGCGTCCACGTCCTCCATCCATCTGCTGACGCTTAACATCATCACCCGGTGTTACGCCATAGCCGCTGGTCTGAGGATTTAGCTTTAACTTGTACATAACTTTCCTTCAGGTAATAAAAAACCGACCTCATAATGGGTCGGTATAAAAGTATCTTTAACAACTAAAGTCTTGATATTTCTTCAGATATCTGACTAGATTCATGTAAAATATAGTTTATTAATTTATTTGAAATCGTTAGGTGAAGATGATAGTCAGCTGTTGTTCTAAACCTCTTTAATTTTTGTATTCGATTTTTGATTTCCGCAGCTCTTTTCTGAATCATTTCAGACGTTGAACCCGCAGGGTACCCACTAAGTCTGCTATAGACTTTTTCATGAGCTCCACATTTTGTCTTTGTTACTGGCCATAATAGTCGTTGTTCTAAATGATGTCGGACTTCATAAAAAGCATGGTAATAAGCACGCCCTATAATATTCCTTTTGTGGCATTCATCATATTTTGTGGAATTACCTAATAGCTCATAACAGTAATTTAGAGTATCTGTAGTAGCCATTTTTCAATCCACGCCCACTTCATAAGGAATAATAAAATATGAAAGTTTATTCAGTTCATCAATTAAGCCCTCATCATAGCATTTACTAAATATTTCTGAATTCATGGCATCAATCTCATCAAAACTTCTATCGACATAAAGCAATATCAAAAATTCATCATCAATAAAACTATATTCATATTTTCGGCACCTAACATTCCTAGAGTTAAAGCATTTAAAAAGAATTGAACCGATATGTTTCAAGACACTAGAATCAATTTCTAGTTTATTTTTAATTTCAAAAAGCTGAATAAATTCATTAAAGTCTTCCTTTTTAAATCTTTTATAATAATTTAAATCATCATTTAAAATTCCGTCTAGAAAATAAGTTATAGGTTTGAAGTCTATAGGAATAAAACTTTCTAAGGGTAAATTTTGTTTACTACACAAACTAATAATTTTATCAATATTTTCATTAGCGCCAGAAAAATCTACTGAGCTAAGAAAAACAAAATAAAGATTCGATAAAATCGATACACTATTGCTAATTTTCAGTACTTCTCGAGCGTATTGATGCGCAAGAACAGGATTATCAAAATACATTTCAATAATACTATTGCTTAATAAAAACCAATCTAGTGGCTCAGTTTCTTTAATATCATTAAGCAACCGTTTACATCTAAAATACTGAAATTCACTTATCGATCCAGTAGGAACAGCAGAGTTAATAATATCGGTTACTTCTGATGACTTAGTTTTAGGAACTGGGGGAAGCATAAGAATATTCACCAATTTTTTGAAATTTTGTCCTAATTTATTTAAAAAAGCTACCTTTAGAGGTAGCTTTTAAATTAACGATTCCGTCTTGCTGTCGTATTCTCAGTCAAAGACCGACTAATGGTTGAGTTTGGATTTGCGATTTGGTCACTTACAAGTTTCGGTACCTTTCTTGGAAGCTGCTTATCCAGTTCATCTGTAACAATGATCCGGACTGTTTGCTCATCCAGTTGTTCAGCTTCAACTATCGCTCCACTCACCTGATTAATCACTTCAATTTTGAAATTGATTGTCGGTGTAGAAGGTTCAATTGAAGGCATAATCTCAGCTTGAGGGCGTGAAGTACGTCCTAAAGTAAAATCCTGAACATCATCCAGATTTGAACGATCCTGAACTAAACCATTGGATGAGAAGTAGACCTTGCCATCATGGAATAAGTCAGAATTTGCCGAAGAAGCTAACTTAGGTGTGTCTCTATTACCCTTATAGATAATCTGAGTATCTTGAACCGGTTGATTAAAGATATCAGATTGCTTTTGGCTTTCTAAAAAGGCATTAGAGCTCATCATTGCACGGCGTATGACACTATCAGCTGAGGCATTGTTATTGAGAAAAGCTTCAGGGTTTGCACTCTTACGCATTTTCTCAACTAAACCAACACCGCCCCATCTTTTAATGTCTTCTTGGGACCAGACCACCTCACCTTTATGGACAATACCGGCAGGTTCATATTTTCCACCAGATCCAGTGTAACCACCGTCAGCAAAGCCTTGATCTTTGATTGCACGGATGTTTGCAATAATGCTAGCGCCTTGAGCAATAGCACTAGCAATCAAAGGAATGTTTGTTGGAAAACCTACCTTTGCTGCCTGAGCAATGCTTTGCTGAATCGCAATACCAGCAGCTGCAATCGCATAAGCTTTATCAGCGGCGAACATGATCTTATATGCTTTAGATTGCTCTCCAAACATTGAACCAAACATAGATGTAAGAGAACCCATCATTTGGCCACCAAATGCAATTTGAGTGTTCAAGCGGTCTTGCTGATACTTATCTTCAATATCCTGAGCATTCTTTGCATATTCGGCAGCAATCTGATTACGTTGATCTTGAGCAGCTTGAATGATAGCTGTTTTCTGATTTTCGTAATCCTGCTGACTTATAAGCTGTTGCTCAAATTGTGCGTTTAAAGCCTCAATAGAATTTTGTTCATTTAAATTAACCACACCTTGCTGACTATCAAGTAGATTTGTCGCGGCACTTAGGCGGCTAGATCGTTCTTGATCTAGTCTATAGAACTCACCACTGCCATTCATATCAGCTTGAATACCACCCCATGCTTGACCAGCTTTTGCTGCACGATCAAGTGCTTCTAATCGTTCTTGATCACGTGATAATGCCAGTCGCTTACGTTTTTCCTCCTCATCTTTTACTGTTTTAGCAATTTCTTCTCGCTCCAATCGGTAGCGTTCTTGCATTGCCTCAGTTTCTGAAAGCAAGAATAATTTAGCTTGAAACAAACGTTGCTCTTGAGCAAGTTTTAGTAAACCTAATTCTTGTTGCTTTTGCAATTTCAGGCCATCTAAAGCAACCTTTCTTTGATCTTCAGAGAGTTTGCCTTCAGCAACTAATCGCAAAGAATTAGTTTCATATGTGTAATCAAGCTTTTGTTCTTCAGTCCACTTATAACCATTTACTTCAAAATCAAATTGCTTCTGAGCTAACTTGTCTTCAGCATCATAACGCTCATTAATTTTTGGGATTAAATTTGATTGACCTAAAATGGTTGCTTTGTTGATTTCCTCCTCACGTTTTTTGCTTCTAGCAACTGTTTCTGAATCATATGTTGCCTGTAGCTGCTTAACTTCCTCAAGAGTTTTAGCACGTGCCTTATATGCTTCATCTTCGAACTTCGAAAGATCGCCGATTGCTTTTGAGGCTGCTTCGGGGTTATCCCCTAAAATTTTACTAAGCTGATTATAGTAAGAGTCTTGTTTGGCTAAATGCTGTGAAGCTTTAGCTTTGCCAAGCTTTTTCCCGTCATAGTCCCAGCCAACAAAATTTTTGGCAACAATTCTCTCTAAACTTCGATAGTCTAAATCGTCATTAAGAAGAGCTGCTTTAGATTTACTATAACTTTTATCGGTCATCGCCTCTTGCACAGCGTGTTTAGCCATTGCATCTAATGCATCTTGAGTTTGCTGGATTTTACCGTTTTTATCCAAGACTCCTTGCCCTTGTAAAGACTGCATTAACTTAGTTGAGCGACTTTTTTGCCATGATAAAAATCCTGTGTTGGTATAACCATTATTGGCATCTTTGTGACTACCAAACATTGCCTCATTTCTAAAATCAGTCTCTCGTCCAACTTGAGCTGTCATTACACGAGCTTGTTTATCGCCTAAGCCTGCATTTCGAAATGCCAGATACACTCGTAGCATATTTCTCACTCGCTCATCATTTCCAGCAAGTAGAACAGCTTGTTTGGCAGACTCTTTGGTTTGTTTTTCAACCTCTTTTGTTTGCTTTCTGCTAGATTCGGTAATACTTTCTTGTAAGTCCTTGGCTTCCTTCTGCTTCTTATACCAAGCCTCAAAAATTGCAGCTTCCTGACTAGTTAAACTTCTAGTCATCGGAATTTTATTGTCGGTATAAAACTCTGATGCCGCACGCGCCTTATCAAGACCCTTTTCGCCACCACCAAACGCCTTAGTGTTTTTTATAAGAAAATCATTTTTCAGAATATCTTTGTTGGCGTTGTCTCGTAACTTATTTAACTTTTCTTGTGCAGCGACTTGGTTATTTAATTCATTTGTTTCTCCTTGTTGAGCACCAAGTACAGTTTGATGTTGTTTTAGGTACTCATTACGTAAGTCGTTTTGTTTCTTCAGCTCAGCATTAGCCTGATTTAACGCAATTTTAGACTGATCCGTTTTAGTAGCATAATCCTGTAACCCCTTGATATTTTCAGCAGGAACTTTGGCAGTACTGTTGAACTTGTCCACAGCATCAGTTGCTGAAATTTGATTTAAAGAATATGCCTGGATTACCTTATTCAACGATTTAACTTGTTCTTCGCTACCACCATTTAACCGAATGAATTCTACTTGTGCTCGTAATGAATCAAGCATTTGTGTTTTCATGTCAGTGAAATTTTGAGTAGCGACTTTTGTTAAGTTTGTTTGAATTGTTAATTGCTTAATTGATTCGGCCGTTACCTCAACATGTTGTCCAGAAGTAGCATTTAAGAGTTTTAGAGCAGTATTACCCTGCTCAATCTTATTTTTTGATTCTGCTACCGCACTAGAGAACTCAATGAGTTTATCAATTTGGTTCTGACTAAAACGACCAGATGAAATCATCTTTTTTAAGAGATCACCTGCATCGCTTGCGCCTGTAGCAATAGACTTAATGGCATTTTGATAATCCTCATAATCATTGCCAGATAATTTAAATAATTCCTTTTGGATATAAGCAAAACGTTTGATAGCTCCACTAGCATCATCAATTGCATCATTTTGCTGCTCAATCTCTTTGCGTAACCGCACACCCTCTGTTAATGCTTGCACAGTATTTAACTTTATGTACTTATCTGTTAAATCACTAACCGAGTCAGATTGTGTTGTAAGGGACTCTTTGACTTCATCCGAACTGTTGCTTAGTAAATAGAAAGATGCGGCTGTTGCTGCAATTGCTAAACCCATTGGGCTAAAAATCGCCATAAGCGCTGACTTTGCCAAAGCTAAACGACTTGTAGCAACAGATTGCGCTGTTAAGGCTGCTGATAATCTTGCAGATGATGCTGATTGAGCTGTTTCTGCGGCAGCAACCTCTAACGCAACTTGAGCTTGTAATCGTCCTAGCTGAGCCATTCGTGTGATGGTAGCCGTGCGACCTTGTTCAGTGATTTGGGCTTTTAAACGAACTTTTTCGAGTTCTATTTCTGCCATGATCTGAGCATGAGTAGCTTTGATGTTCGTTAGTGTCACCTGCGTACTTTGTGCTTCGGCAAGCGCAGATTCCACTTCAGCTTTTGCTGCTGCAATATTTGCATTACGTTCAGCAATTGTGGCAAACACTTGTTTGGTTGACGCAGCAATACTCGCTTGTACAGCAACCGTTTTTGTTAAAACAGCTTTTGTCATTAAGCCAATACCAATGGCAAATGCACTGTCTGCAATTAAATTCAAATTATTTGCTAATAACTGAATCGATCCTGATAAAGCCTGTGCTGCTCCGCTTCCTTTACCAGCCTCTCCTACAAATTTAGTAATTTCATTATTAAGTAAAGTTAATGATTGACCAATTGTAATGTCAGTTTTAGCAAAAAGAGTATCAACTTCATCTTGGACATTTTTAAGTGCTTTAATGATTTCCTGTGAAGTGATTTTTCCTTCAGCAGCTACTGAACGTAATTCACCTACTGTAATACCCATACCTTTAGCAATAGCCTTTGCTAGTGCTGGCGTTTGCTCCATAACGGAGTTAAGTTCTTCACCACGTAATGTGCCGCTTGCTAAAGCCTGCCCAAATTGGACTAAAGCTGCATCCGCCGCTTCTGCGCTTGCTCCACTAATAGCCACTGCTTTTGACACTGTTTCAGTCAAACGTGCAGTGTCATCCATGGTTAAATTCAGTGTTTTAGCATTGTCACTAAAACGTTGGTACACCTGTAAAACAGAATCCCAAGCTGAATAGGTTTTTTGAGCAATTCGGAAAGTGTCTTCCGTTGCTTTATTTAGTTCAACTTGATTATTAGTGACCAGCTTAAGGCGGTTTTGTAGTCCAGTATATGTATCCATCTTCGAAATGGCAGAACTTACTGTAACTAGCCCAGCCATATACCCAGCTAGTGCACGAGTAGCTACAGATAAGCCATCCATAGACTTAGAAGCATAATCACCTTTACGCTCAATGCTATCCAGTTCATTGCCTAGATTACGCGCATTACGTTCAGCATTTTGCGAATCAATAACAATGACCAAACGGGATTCTTGTGCCATCTTACTTTTCCTCTAGGCAATAAAAAGCCCACAAAAGTGAGCTATGAATTTTGGGCAATAAAAAACCCACTCAAATGAGTGGGTTCTGTTTAAAAATAATTACTAAGCTGGGCAGTTAAACCAGTTCGGTCGTGCTAGAAATCTTTGTCCATTAGACATGGCTATCACCGAACAGTCTGCATCAATCAACGGCTCATTTTGTAGGTTCCTGAAATCCAACAATCGAGCAATATCTCGTGCTGCTTCATTCGCTTTCACTACTAAGTGTGAGTAATACGCGAACTTCTTCATATCAAGCATTTTTACAGCAAGCAGAACTGGAACGATTTCATCATTTTCTATGATGACTGCTTCAGTAAGTTTGCGAACCAATTCATAAGCATCTTTATCAAACAATGAACCTTGCCCTTTCTTTTCTGCACCACTGTACATAGCAATCAAATGGTGCACATATTCAACAGCTACAGGAATCATGTCATATGGGATTTCATCAATATGATTTGTTCCAAAGCGTTGATTAATGATTTTCCATGCATCACTCGAGTTGAGGTGCTTAGTCTTAGCCACAAGTAAAGCATGAGCATCATGTAATGGTGTGCGTTCAGATTTATGGGTTTTGGCTAAAATTTCCTTTCGAACAAAATAGCAATCTTCCAGTTGCTCAAATACTTCCCATGCTTGATCTGTATCGAGCATCTTGGCATGGCGTGCTGCACCACGTTCTGTCCAAAGAATTAGGGACCGAACCTTATTTGAAATTGTTGGGGAGTTTGCAAGTAGTTTTAAACTACTCACAAAATCTTTTAATTCTTGACCAACAATTTTAAAAAAATGCTTACCCTCAATAAATCGTTGTTTATTTTCATTATGATTCTGACGGATACGCACTGACTCAGTACCATAAAAACCTGCAAGCATTTCAGTCGTTACAACTGGAATAGATTTGAAATTTATAACGGATACTTGCGTATTATTTATTTGTGTTAAACTAACCATATCTGATTTCCTCTTAGAGATTAGATAGAGCCCCTTGTTTGATGTGAGAGTCGCAAGGGGTTTCTTTTAATGACACTATTATCTTGCCATTGAAATCAGTATTCCATAGTGTTATTATCTTGTCAAACACATTTTTAGGTTAACACAAAATGGCAGATCCAAAGACTGGCAGAATTGTCTCGCAAGATGACTGGAAGCGAACTCAAGTGCGTATGCCACAAGAACTTTATGATGATTTAACTAATTATGCCGAGAATAAAAATATTTCCTTAAACACAGCAATGATTACATTGATGACTAAAGGCTTAGAGCCAACTAAACATTTTGATTTGGTCAGAGAATCAGCAACTATTACCGATGATGTAATTGAAAAAATAGCCGACAAGATTGTTGATCGCATGAAAAAAGCACCCTAGGGTGCTTTTTTCTATCTTAATATTTCTTTTTCGCAGCATCCAATCCATCTAAGAACGAAACTACCATATCGGAAGGTACTTTGATAATCCGATCTTGTTGACCTTTAAGTTTTAGCTCAAAGCCATTTTTATTTTTTCTTAGAAATGGTTCTGACAATGATACTCCAACTATCTCACTTAATTTACAGTCCATATACCTATTAGAGCAGTCTGCATCTCGATCAATTTTCACAACTTCATGAGTATTTCCATCGGTATCATAGGCAATTTGAATATTCCCCCATTTACCTATGAATGATGTATTCAAATACAATTGACTTGTTAAAAGTTTCTTTGTTGTTGGGTTGTATGTCCCTCGCAGTAACATATTATCGAAATCTTTAGTTTTTATATTAACTATTTTTTCAAAACGATCAAAAATTACAGATGCAGAAGTGTCTTTTTGCTTCAGAGCACTTCCAAATAATTCAATATAGCTCCCCTCATCAGCCTTACTACCATCGGCTTTTAAGAACATAAATTGCGTAGATTCTGGTCTTAAAGTTAAACCTCCACTTAAATAATAAGTTTTACAGTCAGATGTTAATAATTTTGAGGCTAAAGCCCTATCATGCACATACGATTTATTATTAATAACAAATTCTGAATATCTAGTTGGAAGTAATCTCTTTTCATTTGTGCTGGTGAGCACGCCTGTTTCTACTACTTTGAATTTATTATTTTTCAACGATTCATAATTCTTTTCATTGCGTTGAATTCCAGCAAAAATATCCTTATTCGGATCAACAAAAAAAGAGTTAAGCACATATTTTTTTGACATATCTGTTAAAGAAAATTCACTTCCTTGCAATTTCTCATAACCACATTCACTTGCGTGAACGCTTGTTAACCCAAAAAATCCAGCACTCATTAGCCCTGCTGTTATAAATAGTTTCTTCATATCATCACTACAATGTAATACTTAATAAAATAAGAGCACTCATGCCATGAGTGCTCATGTTAATTACCAATCGGCATTAATTTTTTGTTGAGTTTTAATCTTTTCAGCCATTTGATCGGATGATTTATTTAATTCATCCATAATTATTTTAGCTGATGGATAGTTTTCAGTAATAGGTCTATTAGTTTCATTATATCGAACTCCACTAATTACCTGTGCTGGTTTATAGTGAGTAAGATTATCGTAACTCACTTTCATTTTCCCATCTTTTGTGTCTACACGCACTGTGAAATCCACTCGATCACCAGCCGTAACAGTCATACAATCAGCAAACCCAGAACAACGGTATGGCATATTACCTTTGCCAATAATTGAACCCGTAGTCTTATCCTCATACTGAATTACTGCATTTGCCGAGCGAAAAGCTGTAGCAAACCATTGACGTGCGCCATCATAAATTTGCCCTTGCTTTAATCCATCTATTTGATAAACCTTTTCAAATTTTACAGGTTCTGATGGTTGCTGAGGTGTGGTAGCACACCCAACTAACCCAAGACCAATTAAACCCGCAGCCAATATTTTTTTCATGAATTTCACCGTTTGTTATAAAGTGTACTAACTTTAACAAACTGGTTACTAAATGTCACATAAAGGAAAACCACCCGAAGGTGGTCTTTTAAATCAGGCTATGCATGTAAAAGTTTTTCAGCACCAGCAGCCAAGAAAGCCGATCGAGTAGTATATCTCTTACCTTTACCTACATTCTCATCAATTTTATGAATCAAACGGCTTGGTAAAGTAACATTGATTTTTTCTGGTTTACCCAGATAACGACTAACATCAACTTCGGTAACCGCCCAGATCATTCCTTTATATTCAGGATCATCGACAAATTTAACTAGTTCGGAAGCTAATGGGATTTCCTCACCATCTTCAGCCAATATTTCTAAATGGCCTGAAATAGCTTCTTTAACATTCTCAATAGCTTCTTCAAGTGTGTCACCAGCACTAAAACAACCTGGAATATCAGGAACAGTGACACCAAATGCCTCAGTATCTGATCCTCGTTCAATTGCAATTGGATATAACATCTCAACACTCCATGCCCTTGGCATAAACATATCGCCCACTGCGTTATGATTAGTTGTAAGGGATATAGTATTTAAAGTCGGGAAACAGCGGGTCAATTTAGACCCGCTTGTTTCAAAATGCTTTTAACAGTTCCGTTTGGTAAATCCTTTTTAGGATGTGGGATTGTAACTAACCCCTTTTTGGTTGGGTGTTTAAAGTGATGATGACTTCCTGAAACCCTAACCTCATACCAACCATCTGCTTCAATCATTTTGATTAAATCCAGACTTTTCACACCAATCCCTTATTAACTTGATGAGATAATAATAACCCTAGAGTTATTATATGTAAATAACTCTAGGGTTACTTTTTTGAGGACTTGGAATTTATTTTTTTATGGGCTTCATCTAAAAACAAGTTATCCAATGCAAAAATACAGTCATTAAAAATATGAGCAGCCACTGGCAAATCATTATGCTCTGCATAGACATTGATTGCCTGCTGATCTAAAGATAAAGGGATACCCTGCTCATATCGTCGGGATCTGGCAATAGTACTAAATGCCGAAAGAATGGAATCAGCCGCATACGAATATTCTGGCGGATCAGGAATACGACCACCTAAGAACTTGATTTGCTCGATTTCGTGCGGCGTTTTTGACGCATAGGTCTTTTGGTACTTATAGAGCTCGATGACTTTCCCAGAATTAAAGCCTTGTCCTTGTCTGCGTCTTCCTGAATCTTCTGGGCCTGTTCTTTAATAAATAGCCAGATCGAAATACCAATATCACCAAGATTAAGAAGCTTTGAGGCATTCTCAGGGGTATATGGCTTTTCAGACTCAACAGTTTTACCGTCTACGATTTCGGCAAATACCACACCTTTCCAGTCTTCAATTAAGTGGGCAGCACATGCATCCATTAACAATTCATGGTAAAGCTTGGCATTTTCATCTTTGACCATCACATCATAGCCTTTAGACGAGATCTGATTTCCTGCTCGTTCAATAGCTACCTGAAAAGGCTTATAAGCGATACCACGGACTTTAAATTCTGCCTGTACCTCTCCATCAGCACCTTTGTATTCGCACCATTTTGATACGTCCGAGCTTTTAATAATTCCGACTTTTAAAGCCATAGCAACCTCTAATTTTTAGAAATAAAAAAGCCCATGGGATTCCATGGGCTTTGTTACTGAATAAGTTGATTACACAAGAGCACGTACAATTGTTGGCGCTGTACGAACTTGGGCAAAGTTGATATCTACAGTAATGATGTCATCACCACCACCATCCGGGTGATTGGCTTCCATGACTTCTAATTGAGGGAAGTTAAACGAGTATTTACTGCCTTTGCTGTCTCTGATGTCGAAGGTCAGTGTAAACACATCACGGGTTTTGATTGCATCAATCCAACCAGCAGCTGTGGCCGAGAACATGAATGAAGCATTTGCTTCGATATCCATCATTTTTTCAATGTAGAACTCTGGTGTGTACTTACCCGAACCGATACAACGGATTGCTTCAAGGTTGTTATTGATAGAAATGGTAAGAGACTGTAGACACGCTTTACCTTGAATAGACTGACCATTAATAAACAAGTTTTCCACGTTCGGCATACTCACCAGCGGACGAGTTGAGGCTGCCACCGGATTCACTACAGGGTTAGTTTGCTGACGAGTAAACGAGCTACCTACTAAACCAAAGTTACCAGTGATCTTCCCGGTTGTTTGAATGGTAATTTCACCGGTATTTACCTGCACACCACGGTAGATAAACACCTGCCCAATATCTTCAAAAACTTTAACTAACGTTAATGATTTTCGAACAGCACCGCCAATTGTTAAGCTGTTTGTCGCCCAGTTATTGAATGCTAAAGCACTTAAGAACAAATCAAAGGTACCAAGTGATAATTCAAACTCTAACTGCCCTGCCACTTCTGCTTCAGTAACTACCCCACCTTGTCGAAAACGTGAATCAACCACTTCACTGCTTTCTTCAGTAGAGACATTTTCAGATAGGCCATCGGTTACACGGCGAACTGTGTACCAGATCGGGTTTGCTGGAGTTGTTCCTAAAACTGCTTCTTCACAAGCATATAATCGAATTTTTGCGCCTGAACTCATTTATGGTTCTCCAAAATTTAGGCAATAAAAAACCCGCTTTTTAAGCGGGTTATTAAAGTGTTTCGTCTGTGTCTGAGATTTCTGGCGGTTCTACCCCAACCATTGCAGCAGCTACAGCCTCGGATAAGTTTGTAGGTTGGAAATCAAAAGGTGTTTCAGTTGTAGGTGGCTCAGGCTCTGGTTCAGGTTCTTCATGCAAGCGAATATCAATCCAGCGACCTTCTGGAATATCTATAGGTAATTCCAAGTCTGCAACAACTGCAGCAAGTTCAAAATCAAACTTACGTTTAAAAGTCTTAATAGATAGATCACCGTTTTCCAATGTGTCATACACCACAGCTACGATCGTGTTTCCATTTGCGTCTTTGGGTACTTCGATGTACCAACCTTCTTGGGCAAAGCCTAAAGAGCCTTTAAGTAAATAATCGCCTACATCAACTTTCTTAAATTCAATCGGCTGTTTTTCTGCATCACTATTGAGTTCGATATGGTCGTTAAACAACTTAACTACTGGTGAGGCCGATTTTAGAAATCCATTGGCATCAACAGAAGTATTAAAGCTCGTCTTTATATTTCCCCATGATGACCAAGTATCTGAACCAGCACCAAATCGATAGGAAAGCTGCCCACCTAAAATTGGCTTAAAAATTTGCCATGAATATGTACCAAGTGAGTCATTTGCATAATAGCCCATTAATGATCCATATCGTGCTGGCATCAAAAGAGGATTGGAGACATTGCCTCCTTGCCAATCACCATGCGAAATATTTACTAAGCGGCCTGATCCAAGAGCAGTTACCCATTGTGAAACTAATGATTTGTCATAAAGAGAAGCAATAATGCTCGCTGAATATCCCAATACACCAGCGTCACCTAGACCTAACGCAGCTTTGGCACCACTTGCTGTATTACCGCCTGTCCCCCCTTGTGCTATTGAAAGTGGAGTAGTTAAACCTTGGATTTCAGTAATGTCAGTATTTACACCTTTTCCAGCAGCTCCTAGATTTGATCGAGCTTCTGCTGCAGTGATTGCCCCTGTACCACCTTGAGAGATAGCTGCAGTTCCTTGAACTTGTGAAAAGTTAGGATTTAGATTGGGAATACCCGACGCGAATGGCAGCATAAATTGCCGCTTGCCCTGTGAGGCGTTATAGGGGAATGGCCGATGATCCCAACTAAATTTGAATACAAGATTTGCCATTATGCTGTCACCCCGTCAATTACTTGAAAGGTTAAGGTTTCGGTATGTTGTGTATTACCACTAACAACGGCCTTAATATCCATCTGACACAAACCTAAAGGCCAAGCTGCTGTGCTTGCACCTGATTTAACGTTAAGCCATCCCTTCTGTGTGCTCTGGTTTAGAGCTGTGCAAGTCAAGGTAGCCACAGCTGCTCCATCAGCCAAAGCTTTAATCTGTGAAGTAAAGGTGTAACCGGTTAGATCAATTGCACGGCGGATATCATCGGGTGGATATTGCAAAGTTTCATCCATATCAACTAGCTGAAGATTTAAGTTGAAAGTGTCACCACGCTTAAATACAAAATTGCTCATAAGTGATTCCTATAGACATAAAAAAACCACCGATGAGGTGGTAGTGAATAAGACATAAAATACCTCTAAAAAAGGAGGTCTCATAATTCAAATTAGTTAATATCTAGGTTTATATCTCTTGTTTCCTCCACTCGTAATACAGTAGTGCCCACCTCTAGGACCCACGCAATAATCCACCACAGCACATGAACAATCACTATCGTAGTAGGTTTTTTTCTGTTTTCTTTCAGAATGATGAGGATGAGATTTTAAGGCCTGATAATTATTTGACGTGGTTGATCGAGACTTTTGTTTAAAGCAACCATCCGTTTCACATAATAGCTTTGTTGATAACCACTGAGGTGATGAGGAATTTAAGGAAATACGTGCCCAGTTTCCTTTCGTCTCATAAATATCAACTTTTTCTCCACGTCCTAACTTTCCTACTACGTGACCGTTTGGTTTATCTCTAATATTTAAAGAATTAGTGTTGATATATTTTGATTCGATAACTTCCTCTACTGCACTCTGCGCATTTTCTGAGTCTGAAGTTTGTTTTGGAGAGTTATCATTGCCTGAACCAAAAATCCCTAAAGCTACTAATCCTGCGGCACCCCAGCCTAAAGTTGATTTTTTCATGTTTTACCATTTGTTATAAATTTCCATTACTGTAACAGAATGTAATCACAAATGATAATATGCTGAGGTCATTAAAAATAATCGCCTTGCAGAAGCTTTTTCTTGAACTCAAAGCTCATTATCTAAATCGACACTTACTCCAGTAACAACGTTATGTTTAGGCCCTCCGAGACTAACAACATTAGCCAAGCGTATATTCACATCAGAAACACATAGCTTGTTTTCAGATTGCCATTTGCTCAACTCAACAGACATAACATCTTCAAGATGTCTTTCCAGTTCTTGCCGTTTAATTTCGATTTCTTCTAAAGTCAGCATACATGACATATCAATTCACCTTGTACCCAATGGTCACATTATACTGAATGAAATCAGCATCTTGGCCGACAAAAATTGATTGTCCTTGCAAACATTCTAGATGATCGATTGAGTAATATTCAAAATGGGCAAGCAAAGCATCACTCAGTTTTGTGATTTCCATTATTCCTGAATTGGGACGAGCAAAGCATTGGACCATAATATTACCGGTACGGCGTGTACAAGGATTATCAGCAATGCCTGAAATAAAACTTGGACCGCCCGCAATCGTTAAGCGACACCACAAACCTTCCTTTGGAACCTTAAAGCCTGGTAAATTTGGATACTGGATTCTATCCTGGGAAATACTAGTAAAGCTTTGCATACGTTCGGCAATTGCTTGCCTCGCCTGCTCTAAAGTCATTGCCATATTAGCCGCCATACTTCTGAGAAATAAAGGTAAAGGTGGTGTTGTAAATTCCTTGTGGTGCTTGATCAGACCACCCATTTTCTAAGCGCTCAGCATAAGGCTGGTTGTTCTGTATATAGACCAAATTGCCCAATTTAATCTTTACAGCTTGAATAGCAGCATCTTGCGTGGCGTTTGTTTCAGGTTCACGTATGCCATAGTCACCAGATCCAATCGAAACAATATGAGAAGCACGGTATGCACCAGTATCGACGGGACTTAAATTAACTAAAGATTGCACAGTATCCATAACAATATGCTTCACATGGTCTTCTGCTGCTTTAGACACATCAAGACTAAAACTAGTCGGCTTTTTCCCCTTCCATCCCATGATTTACCTCACTAGCTTCGAACATTTCAAATAGGTCTTGAGCGATTGCCTGAATTGAATAAGCTTCAAATTCCACACTAGGCTCTCGCTCACCCATTCTCCGTTTTACTATTTGCCAGACATGAACCGCTTCATGTAAAAGCAATCCGTAAACTTGAATTTGATCTTTCTCTGACGTATCCCCGATTTGGACAATCGCATATGCACCATTAGAAAAAGTACTAACCTGTGCATCCGCTCCCATATCCAGAAATTGATCGGCTTTATCCATATCTTCAAATAACAAATCCATGTGTAGTTGATTTCGAGCAAGCGTGTAATGCACATGCTGAAAAGGTGTGATGTACCACTCTGGAACATATTCGGTATTAACCATTTTAGCCCCTACACTTTTCGAAGCTGACATTTCCAGCTTGCACTGATTGGATCTTGTTTGATATGCATGATGCGATATGTACCTTGCGCAGTACTCCATTCGTCATCAATCATCGGCTCTTTGGTAACTTCATTCTGCAGCACAGTTGCCTTTTTATCAGTAGCCAGTACTCCAAGCGTTTGGATCTCATATTGACTATATGAGCCAAACAGAACGCCACGACCAGAATAGTTTTCTTTAACTTCAACATATGTTTCAGTTTTAGGATCCCAATTCGTTTTTGAAATCCGCTCACAAGTAAAGGTATGAACAGCGTCCGCTAAATCTTCATTAAATGCTTCATTAATATCTGCCTGAATTTCATCACGTAAGCCCATTAGATTTTCCTGACAAAAAAGACGGATTTCCGTTTGCAATACGGTTTTATCAAATCAAGAATGAATTGCTCGATTGCACTAAGCTTTACTGATCCGTCCTGATATTCTTTTTCAGTTTCAACCGTATCAGCTTTGACTTTCTTACGTTTTAGTGCCTGTTCCTGCCCTTGATATAGATCACCTTTCATAATGCCCTTGATTATTTGATATGAGGCAGTTTTTAGAGGTTCAGGTACTTGGGTAGCATCCTCGTAAGGCTTAACATTACGTGCTAATAGATAAGCTTCTGACATCTGAAGGTATTGAGCCTTATCACTGGCAGATAAAGCATCAAAGCCTTCAACATGTTCTATCGCTTCTTGTTCAGTGATAAAGCTCATGAATTATTCCTTTGGAATTAATGCTAAAAGTTCATCTTTTTTAGCACCTGCTTCAAATGCAATGCCTTTTTCAGTTAGTAGAGCTCGAAGCTCATCTACTTTTAGACCAGCATAGTTAATTGGTTGTGGTTGAGTATCACTTGGTTTTTGGTCATCTTCAGGTGTTTGACCACCTTCACCTGATTCAAGTTCAGCAATACGTGCTTTCATTGCTTCGGTATCATTTTGAAAGGCAATAAATTCGCCCTTTACTGTTGCCAGTTGTTCTTCGAGTTCAGCAATTTTTGTTTCTGTCATTTGTTGTCTTTCCCGTGCACGGTTAAATGATGAAAGTCCCATTTGTGGATCTCCAAAAAATAAGGCGGTGTCACCCGCCTTTTTGTTATTTGATCTTGTGCTTGAATGCCACAATACGGATCTGTTTAGGATCGTAAACACGTTCCCAGTTTGCAGCTGTTGCTAGACCAGCGTTATTAGGAGCAATACCTGTATCACCGGCCCACTTAATGCCACGAGGATGTAGTACAAAGTGACGACGGTTAATAAGAATGTCTGTTCCAGCTAGACTGTCACGGTCAGTCTCTACACCAACTGGTGCGCCAATATCTTGGAATCCAATCGCACCTTGGCCAAACAAGAATGAGGTAAAGACATCACCTTCAACCGGCATGCCATCATCAACGATCACACGACGGTCCATAAAGGTTTTGTATAGAACCACACCATCAGCATCTCGAACAGTTTCGATTAAGCCTTGCTTAGCTAAAGCCGCCATGGTTGCCGAGTGCATTGCAATAGCCGTTAACTTGTCAACCGCATCACCCAACTTATAAGAAGCATCAACAAAAGATACACCATCAATTACAGCGGCAGCTCCAGTTCCAGCAGAAATATCGTGAGTATTACCTGCCATGCTGGCCGCACCGAACACACCTTTAAGGGTATTTACGGTAAAACCTTGAAACTCACGCGACCAGTAATCTGCGACCAGATCACCAACCGCACCAAGTGGATCGTCACCAGATAATGCTTTAGCCAAATCATTAGCACCCCATGCCTTACCACGTGCATGAAGAATCGCAATATCTTTGCCTGAGGTGATGTTATTTACAGATAAAGGGGTTGAATCTGAAAGTACTTCTGACTCACCACTTAAATCATTCCAGAATGGGATATTTACAGTAGTACCACCCTCTGTTCCGAAAGCCACATCTACATCCAAATCCCCAACAATGCCAGACTGCCATAATGCAGACTTTTCGGCAGTTTTATTTAATACGTACGGAGTGAATAACTCGGGTACGATTACATCAGCAATTTTTGTGTCGCCCATTAGGCTTTACTCCTTAAAGTTTAATACCGTGTTTTGCCGCTAGCTCTTTAGCTAGTTGCGGATTTTCATTTCGTAATTGCGCCAATTTGGTCATATTTACCGAGCCATCTGCTTTGAGAATGTCTGGCTGACCTTTTGAATTGTTGCTCCCTGGTGCGCCCATGCCATTAGGCTTAGGCCAGTAATACGGTTTTTGCTCGCGTAGAGATTCAACCCATTCTTTTGGAGTCATCGGTGTCTGACCGTCTTTACCAATGACCACATCCCCGTTTTCATCAACTGCCACAGCTTTACCGTTTTCATCTAATGCAAACTTTGACTGAGCTAAAAAGGCGATATCGGCAGTAGCTTCAGGCAATGCTTCAAGCTCAACAGCAGCCTGTACAATTTGGCTTTGAATTACTGATTGCTTGAACTTTTGTGCATAAGCTTCTGCTTTATCGGCACGTTCTTTTTCGGCTTTCAGTAACTTTTCATGTTCTTCACGCATCTTCTCGGTACGCTTCTGAATCACTTCGTTAACCTTGCCTTCCGCGATTAATTTGGCCTCTTCATCCTGGTCAATTTGAGCAAAGACTTTTTTAACAATTTCAGGATCAATCCCTTCAAATTGTTTCTGAAGCTTTTGAAGTTCCAATTTTGCATTCTTAGCAGCATCTCGCTCGCTTTGAAGTGCAGATTTCAAACCTTTTGGATCTTCATAACCTTCCAAATCAAGGCGAAACTTCCCGTTTTCCTCAACATATAGAGCACGGTGCTCTTCTTTGATTGCGTCAAGTGAATCAACAATAAATGGCAATGACATGTTCAAACCTCTCGTTTGATTGGGGTAAAGCCTTATCTCAAGGCAATAAAAAAGCGCCCTTTAGGACGCTTAATTTCGATTAAAAACTTAAATATTTGTTGCAAATAAACGGTAGCCTTCTAGCTCCCAAAGTTTATTCTCGGCTGACTTTTCTGCATTTCCACGAGCCATGCGCTCCCCAATTTCAGCATCAAAGTTTTCTGCATTCACACATGCACTAAAACCCGTAGCTAGAAAAAACTTTCCATCTAAAAATGCATGGACAAAAGTAGATGTCGTGCCACCGGGGCGTTGCTCAACCGTATATGTAACACGCTCCATCAATGAATCAATTTGCGCTTTAGTTACTCGGGGTGCCACAGACTTTTCAGTTAACTCTTGCTCTGTTACTTCTTTGATCATTTTCTTCTCACAAAAAAGCACCCGAAGGTGCTAAGGTTAAAAATTAAGTTCTAATTGATGAGTGCAATCGCTTTTAATCTTTCAAAAGTAAAACCATAAATTGCCATGGCTCTTGAAATCTTAATTTGAAGAAAAGGCACCAGAATTAATTTTGTGCTCAGAATATATTGAGCATCTGACATATTGATTTGCTTTTCAGACATTTTTACCACCTTTAGCTACGTTTACTTTTTATTCCAAACCTCTGATCTAGGTTCATCACCAACTAAGCGGATGCCTTGAGGACCACCTACATCAAATGTTGCCGTGATAGTCGCTGGACCCTCAAAAACACTACAATTCATTTTTACAGCGGTTAATCCACCTAATGGAATACCTGTTTCCTCGTCACAAAGAGCAAGATGAGAAGATTTATCTGAAACTCTTTTAAGTACTAAATGCCTAACTTTTGATTCACTCATAAGCCAAACTCCATAAATGACAAAAGCGCCATTTGGGCGCTTATATAGGTGAAAATTGTGTCTTAAGTGAGTTTAGAATTACCTGTAATCGGCGATAATTACTCACAGTTAAATCCAGTTCCAACAAGGTCTTTTTTCAAATTTGAAACGAGAGTTTGCTGTTCCTGCTGTTGCCCACTAAGATAATTTTTATCTAGAGTCTCTGCACCATCAATAGATTTATAAAGCTCTTTAGATTCCTCTAAATTGTCTTTTAAAAACGTGGTGAGGTTTAGTTTCGCCTGGGCAGCTCTACATAAATTATTTTTAGCTTCTAAATATTGAGTAGCCTGTTTTACTTGACCAGTTGTAGGATCAAAAGAATATGCATTTGCCATTGCTGACTCCAAAGCTTCAGACAAACGATCATATTCTTTAAGATATTTTTGACTTGGTTCAGCTAAACAAGTGATGGAAATTAGAGTTAGACATACAAAAGCTATTATTTTCATATTGTATAAATTCTGATGTTTTAAAAAATATAACATAAGAAAAAATTACAGACCCAACTTTTTAATAGATTTTTCATCCAACTTTCTCAAATCATCTAAGCTATAGAAACGGCCTTCAGGATCAAAGAACTTATCAAAATCAAATTTCCCATCTTTATAGAGCTTAAAGCGCTTTGGCCCTAGCCACTCCCTTTGAAAGAAATCATCTGTTTTCTTAAAGAACTCTTTGAATGTGGTGTTTGCATCTAACTGTCCTATTAACTGGCTTCGCTCTTCTTTTGGAATGTCTTTAACTCGACGTTCGTCCATAACAAATGGCCGTTCACCAACTAATTTCCCGTCTTTCTCTACAGGTACCAGAATACTTCGGCAATTAGGATGCAACGGCGGTACGCGCTTTGCCGGATCGTTAATCTCCCATACGGAACCATCAAGAGTTGCGCAAAGTTTTGAAGTTCTTCCGTCTAAAGTTGCTACCAGTCTTACGTATTCAAAGCCAATCTGGTTAAAGCTATTGAGATAAGCTTGATTGGCTACATGACTACGAACTGTTCTCACCGTACGGTCGATATCAGTCTTACTGCTACTTAGAAGCCCATCCTCATAATTAAGGCGCTTGGTTCCGCGAATACGCTGAACTATTTCCTGATTTGTTTTACCTGAGTTGATACCATCCCGAATTGCATACTCAACCTTTTGACGGGCATTTTCAGCAATTCTTGATAGTAGATCATCAACAAGAGCCCCACCTACCAATGGTATTTTTTTAGCTGCTGCATATACCTTTTCACCATTTGGCTTTTTGATCTTGCCGCCATATAGCTTCGCCATGTAATTGGCTTCATAAACAGCCAAGGCAGTAGCAGAAACAGCGAAAGCTTCAGGTAATGCAGTGTTTATTGCAGTAAACCACTGAGCAATCAGATCACGAACTTCCTTCAGATTTGACGTTGTGTACTGTCCACTTGCTAGAGCCATCTTTTCAGAATCATTTAATTCATCAAGCAAATCCCGAAGCTTTGCCAACATTAATGCTGACTCATCATTAAAGATTTTTAGTAGCTCATTAACAGATTGAGAAGACACCCGATATAAATACGCCTGATGTTGGGTAAGTATTTCAATCAGCGATTTATCTTCTTTTGAAGCCATACGTCACCTCTACAACGGCATACTGTCCCGTTCACCTTCAACCCGCTTCACTTCTTCCTGATAGTCGTGAGCTGGTAATTTACCTGTCATCAGGTATTCCCAATATGTGCGGAAAGAGTTTTTCCCTGAAATAGCACCCTCATAAAGCTGTTTTGCAAGATTAATATCCGTGACCTGCACAATAAACTCAGGTTCAACCGTAAATGAATATTTTGTCGAATCCAGCTTTAACCACTGCGCTGCATACTTAATGGCTTGTTCAATTGCTGCAGCTGCACACATCACGATACTGTGAAGACTTGCTTGCTGGTCATCCTGACGTGCACGGCGTGCCTCACCTGATTCTTGTGTATTGGTATCAACTACTTTAGCCCCAGCTTCTAATGCTGAATTCTTTTGCGCATCCATTTCCTTTTTAGTGAGTTCAATGCCGTTACCTGAAATTTCTAAATAACCACATTGTGAATTTGGAGGAAGGCTCCAGACAGCCATAACACCAGTAACGCTAATATCATCATCATCGTCATCATCAAGGCCACTAATCCAAGGTTGCGGATGGGCCGTATGGTGAAGAGACTGGTAATAATCTGCACTGAGCTGGTAATACTTCAGAGCAGCCTTGGCCATTGTCAAAAGCGGTATGGTACCTACATCCGGAGAATTACTAGTGGCACCGCAGAAAACAAATGGTGTGAAAGGAAGTTGATTACCGCCGAGATCAGGAGTTTTATCCTCCACATTTGAACCATCGAACAATCGGACCGCTAATGCTCCATCATCCATAGATAGAACGCGGTGAACCGTTCTAGTTTCGTGTCCGAATTCATCTTCACTATTATCAAATTGCTCCTCGAGCACTAACAGTTTTAAATCCTTTCGACCACCGATACTGTTTTCCTTCCAGTTGATAATAGATAACGCATCATATAAGGCGAAATATGGCACTCCTTTAGCATCAACATCAACAAGCAGCCCACAGCGCCCAAACTCTAGCAACTCTGAACAAATGCGAATAAAGAGCTGTTTAAGCCCAAAACCGTCATTTGTTGCATTCTCTATCAATCCTTTAAGTAGAGAACTTTCAATCACAATATTCGGCTCAAGCTTTGAAACTAACCCGATCATTGTGCGTAATGCGTCCTGAACCCATAGCGGATACTGAGCTCGACTTAGATAGGCCTTATAAATCTCTCCAGTCGTATCACCTTGCTTTTCAGCCTCAATCATTCCGGCCGATTTAGCTAGGTACTTTGTTTGTGCCTGTTTGATCTGCTCTTCACCAGCAACGGCGTCACGCATAATCAACCAGCTTTTTTGTGCAGCAATATACTGCGGATGTTTATCAGTAACTGCCATAAAAACACCAATAAAAAAGCACCTAAAAAGGTGCGTTGTTTAACGGGAAAAACCAGCGATTGTGCGCCGTTTAAATACTTTCTGAATGATGATCGGGAATCTCTTGGCTATTGGATATCCACCAGCATCGCCAACGTGGTCTAAACCAGCGCTTTTATCTGGCATTCCAAAATCATCATAGACTTGCTGTTCTAAAGTAGCCGTAAAGTTAGGGCACTTATTTGTGTTTACTTTGAGGTGTCTTTCCCCATCGGCATTCAGGATCTGGGCATTAACTGCATTGATACGGTCTTTAATGCCCGGGTTCACACCATTCACTTCAACCTTAAAGCCATTTTTCTTTAAAATTGCATGATCGGATTCGCTAAATCCCTTTGATGAAGTTGCTTGCCCTGAAGCGTCTGGTATCACGGTAATATCATGATCAGGAAAACGCTCTTTGATCAGATAACACATAGTTGGTGTATCTCTTACTCCAACCAGTTCATCTAAAGCTCTCGGCTTACCTTCTCTAATGACATAAACCACAGCAGCCATTTTAAGTACGTTAAAGTCCATTCCAATGAGTAAAGGCTCACCTTGCTTAATTTCCTCATCCGTATGATTTAAAACCCGGTCAAAGTCTGGATAAACCGCTCCACTAGTTAAGTTGACGAACTGCCCTTTCAAATAGGCTGATATCAATTGAGGTGGGTAGGATTCATACAGTGATGAAATATAATCGTCTGGCAGATTGGCTTCGTTATCATAAGTCGATGCCTGAATCATGCCGTAAAGTGCCCGTTTCTCAGGGGATGAATTAGCTTCTTTTACAAATTGCTCATAAGTGAATTTAAAGCCTTCTGGCGTTGTTGCCACATCAATACCATTGAGCAATCCAGCTTGTTTAAAGCGCATACGAGCAATGATTTTACGCCAAGCTTGTTGTGCTTTAGTCATCGCCATGACATCTAGCTCATCAATCAAGGCATGTCCGATTTTAAAACCTACAATTGTTGCTGGTTTCTCCATAGACCGGCAAATGATTGTCGTTCGATATTGCCGACCATAATAGATATCCACCTCTTTATTGGTTTCATAAACCTTAGTTTTAAGCCCCCAATCGAAAGCAACTTCATCAATAGTGGGAAAGAAGATGTCACGGATTTGTGGGTAAGTTGGAGCAAAATAACCCAAAGGTACTTTAGGGAATTCCCAAGCTTTGTTGCATAAACTGGAGCATCCTACCCAAGTCTTGCCAGATCCAAATCCCGCCACAAATGCACGGAATTTCTTTTCCATCTGTAAAAAATTAGCCTGAGGCACATTCAGCGTCGGATTGATGTTCGGCATCTTTTTTACTCGCATCCACAACTTGAATAGTTACCTTGACTGGTGTTGGATCTTCATCACCTTCACCCTCTCTCAACTTTTCAATCTCAAGCTGTTTTAACTCAAGATTTAATAACATCAGGTCATAACCCTGCATTTCTTCCCGAACCTGTTTAATAACCCCTTGCTTCATAAGCCTGTTGTTCTTCCAGTCTTCATAAATCTTCTGAAGTTCTTTAAGCCGATAGGCTTTATTAGCTAGCGGGATGTCATAAACATTCTTTTTAAAGTCTTCTCTGGTTTTATTAAATAACGCAGTCAATTTCTTACTTAATGCTCTACATGTTGCTTTTGTAGGATCGTAAGAAGCTACCTGCTGACGAGTTAATTCGATGTTAAATTCTTCTCTTACGGCTTCTACAACTTGTTGAGGGGTATCAAAGCAAGCAAGAGACTGAACTATAAAGATTTTCACAGGCTCTTTTAGTGTTGCCATAACTTCCCCTTCGTAAGACTACGTAAGACTAAATAGGCAAAAAAATTAAGCCAACTTCAATAAACACGTACCACATGCATGAGCAATATTAGCCCGAGATATAGTTGGACCTTCATTCGCAAGATTAACCATTTTTTGGACTTCTTCTGATGCGCCATAACGCTGAACTACACCATGGAACTCTTCGACATCATGCCCACGTAAATACAATCTAGGCTCACCTACAGATGTATATTCAAACTCGCCAGAATCTTTATTCTTCTTATGTCCAATGTGATAAAGCTCCACGAAGGCATGTTCCACTGGTCGGCACTCCAGTAGGATAGATTGTCTTTTTACGGACAACAAAAAAGCCCACGATTAAGTGAGCTTTGATGTGTTGGTCTTCGGAAATCCGTAATACGACCAGTATATAAAAACTATACTCTTGTTTCCGCAATAATGGAATACCTACGCTTTCATATCTTTGTAAGTATTTCTTTTGTAGGCTTCAACTGCTTTGCCAGCTTCGTCAATTGCCGACTCAATTGCCATAGTCATTAGGTTTTCGTACGGCTTCCATGTCTTGCGGTAGCATTCTACATTCATCTGATGACTCTTAAGCCCTGCATATGCTAAACGGCCTTTAGCTGTGTAATGTTCTTCTAACTCTGGATTTAATGCGAAGTCCAATACCATGCGAGCAATCAACCATGCCAAGTGATATATAGCGACATGCTCAGGCTCTCTTTTCTTGTCGACTGCGGCATTTTGAATCATGATCTTAGCTAGGTGATTACGAACATATTCATAATCACTTTCTGACCTACCTTCGAAAATAATCAGTGCGGTGACTGACTTTGCTAACTGGGTATCCATTGAAGCAATAGCACCCAAGCGGTCTTGATAGTTCAATGGTTTCTCTCCTGTTCCGCGCACCACTGGCTCAATACTTGGTGAACTCGCAGTTAAACCATGAGTCAACCATTCAAAACGTTCAAACTTCTCAACTGCTACTGCATTCATACCGTCACCCTAAATCATTAAGTACTTTTTAATTTCATCTATGGCTTCATCTGCACCGAAGCAGACTTTGCACATGTAACCTTGTTCTTCTAAGCGTTGAATCATGAGCCTTTGACTTGGTTGTAACTTCCCTTTCTTTGACTTCAACTCAATCCAAAGCCCGTGTATCTCACCATTTGGAACAATTAGCTGAAGGTCTGGAACACCAGCCTTCACGCCCAACTTCTTAAACTTTGCAGCTTCAAGGATGTTTCTTGAGCCACCATTAGGAATATGAAACAGGTAATCACTCAAACGACCTGAACCATACTTCACTCGATGCGCCCAACTCATGAGCGTCATCTGTTCTTGATCTTCTGTAGGCACTCGATTAAATCGCTTTGAACGAGCTGCCTTCTGTGACTGGACCCTTTGAGCCTCTTTGAATGTGGTCATTGGTCACCCCATCGCTTTCTTGATTTCATGGATACAGAACTTCAAAGCAAATACTCTCTGATCATTACCGTTCTTTAGGTTCTGCTCTTTCGCCAATTCAAGTTGATTAACAAGCTGACTAGCTGCATTTCTTAACTTGTCGTTTTCAATCTTTGAGTTATGTAATTCTTGAGCTAGGCGATCTACTTCTAAGATTGCTTGCTCTCTTGTTAGTTCTTGGTCCGCAAAGCAGGTGCCGCCTGCATGACAATAACCGTCTGCTCCACAGTAAGGGCTTCCACCCTTACAGCGCATCACAGCATTAGCCCATGTGTCGTCGTTCTTACTTAGCAAGTCATGCTCACATGGGATCTTGGTTGCTTTCATCCTTCCCCCTTGAGCGCTTGCTCTCCTATCCATTCGTATTTGTTTGCACCACAACCAAAGCAATGTAGTAGCGCATAATCTTCTTTATCTGAGCCAATTCCTTGCAACGGCTCTTTACCGCAACGACCACACATACCATTTAGCATTGCAGGCATTGATTTTTGCTTCCAATCTTTAAGTTGAAACTCAAGTTCATCCACCCTCTTTTGCAGCTCATCACCATAATTACGTGAACTAGTAAGCTCTTCCTCAAAAGCCTTCACTCTTTGACGTTGTAGTGACAATTGGGTTTGCAGCTCCTTCACTTTCGCTTGCTGGTGCTGAAAAACTTCATAAGCAGTCTGGACAATATGATTCCTGTACTTTCTGCCGTTTTTATCAAAAACACTTACAGATAATTGATTTCTGGCAATATCCAGCAACATGTTTTCATAATGCTTGGTTGTTCTGAAATATTCCTCAAACTTCTCCATCACACATCCTCCACTTTGCAATTCGGCGAAATGTGGTTTTCTAGTTTGTCTAGGGTTTCTAATTCCCCCGAATTCGAGGGTTTATCAATGCGGTGACCTGCTGCGATTTCTTCTGGCTCAGCTTTGCGCCATTGTCCCATTTGCGATTTATGTACTTGCCCATCATTGCAATAGAAATAGTTCTTACCTTCTGAAATAATTTGCAAAACGGGCATGAAGGTCTTGTCATATTTTTGATCAATTACAATGTAATCCCCGACTTTAAACTCACTCATGGCTGGCTCCTTTAATCCCTAAAATTACCCATCCTTCTTGCAGCCCATACCCGCTTAAGACATAAGAGATGGTTTTACGAAGTTCATTGCCTGAATATAGAAGCGGCATGCCTTGCTTCATTTGCTCGCCTGAATGTATCGTCTCAAGCAAAATCAGCTCATCGCCAACTTTGAAATCTCGATCATTGAAACGAATCTCAAATGTTTTACGACCATCAACAACAGCTTGAAAAACTTCTGGATCAGTTTTTAAATTGTGAACTTTACTCATCCCCGCCTCCGTATATTGATTCGTATGCTGCAATAGCAGCTAGCAATGGCTGGTTATATACAAAACAATCTTTATGAGCTTCTGAACGTGCTGCTTTTATTCCACCTAAGCTATTTACTAAATCAACCGACTACACCAGACGTTTAAGCTCAACCAAATCTACAAAATACTTCTCACGATCAGCCTTGCTAATCTCTACACTTTGACCACATTGGAACTCATAACCCTCGTTCCATTCAGTTGCGTTATCGGGTGCTGAATCTACGATTTCCTTCGCGTATTTCAGCCCTTTATCTCTAATTAATTTAGTTGCTTTCATGTCTGTATCCTTTCTCATCTAGCTCTTTACGCGCCAACCACCACAAAACCACCGCACCGCAAAGTACTGCTGTTACACACGAAATGAGTAAGCCACAGCTTAAAATCTCGAATTTAGTCATGATCCTGCCCCACCAAAACGCAAGTCATCCCAGTCACATTCAACTACTGTCAAACCGTCATGTTGAAACCGAGACCATAAACGGTCCCCTAAGTTTTCCTTCAAACCTTGCGCCTTTTCTGTAGACTCAAGCGTCATGTTGGAAATTAAAACTGTCGGTTTTTTTTCGTCATAACGTGCATATAAAACTTTATGAACGAGCTGCAATCGACTCTCGTGTTGGTCGTGCAAACCATATTCATCCAATATCAATAAATCACAGTCCGTGAAGCGAAAAATTGCATTTGCTTCATTGTCATCTGGCTTTGTCCATGCAGTCGCAATTTCATTTGCCATGTCTTCTGAGGTGACGTAACGAACATAACTACGCTTGTCTAAAACGTTACGAGCAATAGCACATGCAAGATGGGTTTTGCCTGTTCCTGTACGCCCAACCATAATCAGATTGCGCTTCTTCCCTGAATTAAAATCTTGAACAAATTTATGGCAAGCAGCTTTAGCTTCTTTCTGCGGATCAATACTCACCACATAATTTTTAAATCCGCTTTCCTTGTGGCGCTCAGGAAGTTTTGCTCCGGCAAAATGTTTCTCGCGTACCATAAGGTTGACTTGGTGTGCGTGTTCAATTTGTGATTTCACATACGCTTCATTTGCACATGTTTGGCAAACTGGACGACCAATTAGTAAAACCATTAACTCATTGTGTTTAGGGCAAAACTGATTAGTTTGTACCAGCTCAGTTTTGAATTGTTTGCTCAATGCATTCATAGCATCTCCCCTACATCGATATCATCTGTGGCTGGTGCATACTGTTTTGAATCACCCCAAGCACTGTTTACGTCTCTTGCTGGTGCAGTTTTCATTGGTGAGTTTTGTTTTTTAGGTCTTATCGACTTTGTGAATTCCTGAATTAACCAAGTTGCAAACTTTCGAGTTCGTTGGTTTTCCGTGAGATCAATTTTGTTTTCCCAGTGAGCATTGAAGTTGCCAAGATGAAATTCATAGTTTGGCATTTCTAAAACCTGCTCTGCTTGTGCACCCACTTGTGAAGTCCTAAGCACATTCAGCAAAAGTTCACGATTTGGTTTCCAAGACTCCTCGGCCGCTGAAAAATTTTCAACCGCGTTTTGTGTGTGAGTATTTTCTTGTTCCTGCTCCTGCTCCTGTTCCTGTTCCTGTTCCTGGCTTCGAAGGGGCTTTGAAGGGGCTTGTAAGGGGCTATCTATTTTGGCGTTTTCGCCACGCTTTTGAGTCATACAAAATGCTTGTGCATATTTATCGAAAAAGCTTGATAAATAAGGGCTTGACGGCAATGAGTCATACTCTTTTTGCACGTTCTTACAGCGGTTATCGGCTGGCTTTAATGACTCAGCTACTTGAAAACGTGCCATCTCGTGCACCCAGACTGTCTCCGTGGCTTCGTCATAGCTACAAAACCCCGCTTCACAGGCTCTTTGAAGCCCCTTAGAAGCCCCTTCAAAGCCCAAGCCAGTTTCATGAGCAATATATAGAAGGGGTATGTAATACAAGCCAAGCATGTTCGCGTGAGGGCTTGTCATTAAATACATAGCGACAATTAAGCCTTCAGGTGTTTGACGAAGTTTTTTTCCCGTAGTTCCCGTCCAGAAATGTGGTGAGACTTTCCCATAGTCACGCATGGTTATTTATCTCCTTTGAAGGGGGTTCGAAGGGGCTTTGAAGGGGTGATAATAATCATTACTTACCCCTTCCAAGCTTCACTAATCCGCGCATTTCCAACTGACGAATAATTCTTGGAGGAATAAATTCGTCGTTGATTTTGTAGCGAATACGAGACTTTTCTTTCACCTGAATTAGTTTGTGCCCATCCTCCATGAGACGGCGAACTGCTATAGCCTGCCCCCCCATATGGGTTAATTCTTCAAGTTGATAAAATCTTTCCTGAGCCTCAATTGCGGCATTCATAACTGAAAGTGGCATAGCTGCTAATTCTTTAGCCGAATAGATCTTTACTGGTTGTTCCAGTGGAATTACCACCTCTAGCGGTGTGGTGGAAACGGAAATATCCTGTTTTCTTCTTGCTGCATATCTCACTTTTCACCACCCTTTGGCTTAACATAGCCTCCAAAAGAATCAACCAAACATGCCTTGGTTAAGCTGGTTACAATCTGCTGTGCTAACCACTGCGTTATGCGAAATTGACGAGCCATAGCCTCTGAAAATTCAATCTTTGTTACCGCTGCATTATTTTCGTCATAACCTTTGTTACGTAAATTTTGCTTTTTCACCTCAAATAGGTGTCCAAGTACTCGCAATGCAGGCTCATAGAAAGATTGGATTTCACTTTGCTGGCGAGAATCTTTGATTTGGTGTGTAAAGCTGTTCATGACACCTCCGCTAATGCTTGCTCAGCTTTTGTTAGGCGGCGTTTAGCGTTGAGCTCTGCTACTGTTGCTGTACGGATTTCTTTTGATGAAACCAGAATCAAATGATTCTCCGATTTGATAGTCCACAACCTAGTCAAAGTTTTATTTTTAACTTCAAACAAATCATTTGATTTGAAAGTACGGCACTCTTTAGTAAGTACTACAACGTCACCTATTAAAAAATCTGGTGAGTTGAGTTCGATTGGTTGTTCTGATAAATTGTTTGTGTTCATTTGATCCACCTCAATTGAATGCCTAACCACTCCTGTTACAGCAGGTAGTGGTTTTTTAATATCCAAGCTTTTCTTTTTGACCACTGATTTCGTCATGAAATAAGTCATCCACCGTTTCTATACGGTTCATCCAGCTTTTAGACATAACTAAAAGTGCAGCAACACGTTCTTTATCAATGCTCTGATAATCTTTAGGAACGACTTTTAAACCAAGTAAACTCAATAGCTCGCAAAACATTTCAATTTCATTCAAGCCATTGTTTTTCTTATCCGTTTTAAGCCGAGTAATAGTGCTTGGATCAACTTTTAATTGTTCAGCAATCTCTTTTTGATTGCTTATATCAAGACCATGCAATATGCGGGATACGCCATTTCTGGCGCTTGCAGATATATCAACTGATAATTTGCTCATGGTTAGGTCCTAAGCATTTGAAGTAGTTCGTTTGATTGGTTCTTTGCCATTTGCCAAATCTCTGATTTGGTATTCGCGAGCTAAAGGAATCTTTTCATTTGGCCACTGGTAAACAGCAGGTGGCTCAATTCCTAATAACTTTGCTAAGCCAACACCATTGACACCAAGCAACTCATAAGCTTCCTGTTTGGTCATTTGTGCAACCTCAAAAATAAGATTTCTTAGTATTAAAACAAAGATAACTTATTTTTGCAAGATGTAAGATAACTTATATGAAGAATCTAGAAACTATGGGTCAGCGTATTCGCGCCTTACGAAGAGAAAAGAAATTAACCCAAGGCGAGTTGGCAAAAATCGCCGGAGTTAGTGCGCCCAATGTCACTGGTTGGGAGAAAGATGCTTATGCTCCTAAAGCAGACCCATTAAGCAAAATGGCCGCTTATTTCGGAGTGTCGACTTCATATATAACTAATGGAGATGAAAGCGGCCCTAAGTTGGATAGCACTGTTACACAATTGAAAGTTCTGGATATCGAAGCTTTTAAGAAAAAATACAATATTCCCGATAGCGAAGATGCTGTTAAATTTCTTGAAACACCTGTTAAATCATTCCCCACCCAAAAAAGATATGTTCCTGTTAAGGCTTACTCCAAGATGGGCATGGATGGCTATTTCACAGATATGGGTTATGAAGGCAATGCTGGAGATGGGTATGTTCCAACTCACTCAGCAGGACCAAGAGCCTATGGCATTAAAGGCACTGGCGACTCAATGTTTCCAGCAATTCGTAATGGCTGGTATGTTGTATGCGACCCTGATGCAGAGCTTGTGCCGAATGAGTTTGTTCAGGTGTGCTTGAAGGATGGAAGATGCACAATTAAAGAATTTGTCGGCATCAATGGTGGGGTTTTAAGTTTGCTTTCTGTGAATGGTGGTGAGCGATTTTTCTTTGAAATGGACGAGGTTGAAAGTATTACCGCTATTACAGATATCGTGCCGCCAAGTCAGCACAGACAAGAACATCCTTATTCGCATTAATCACAGGAAGACTTATGGACAACTCTAAACTACCAATCAACCAGATTATTGCTCGCATCAATGATGCTGCGAAACATGGTGAAGCTTTGGTGCTAACCGCCGAAGAAGTGAAGATTCTTTCTAAAGATATTGGCGACAAAGTCTTTATTCCTGTGCTTACTAATGAGCAGGTCGTGCAGTTGGTAAAAGAAGGAAAGCTAGGTCAGAAAATTAATAACACCAAAGATTAATAAGCTGTGAACCCGACACAGTCCTAGAACAGATCGGGTAAAGAGAGAATTATGACCGCTGAAATTGCAATTTTAAATCCACATGGTGTGGCATTAGCTGCGGATAGTGCAGTAACTATCGGATCTCAAAAAATTATTAATAGCGCGATTAAGCTATTTTCACTTTCCAAAACAGAGCCTGTAGGCGTAATGGTTTATGGAAATGCTAATTTATTAAATATTCCTTGGGAAACTTTAATTAAGATTTATCGTAAAGAACACGCAAAAAATCGTTTTGAAAAACTCGAAAATTATGCGGAAAGTTTCTTATCTTTCTTGAAAGCAAGAGTAACTATTTTTGACCTAAATATCCAAGATCAATGGCTTGAAAAGCAAATAATTTTTATTTTTGATTTTATAAAAAACCAATTACAAAATGATGTAACACAAAAGATTGTACGAGGAGAATCTGTAACTGCGGATGATGAAGAAAAATTTATTATAGAAATTTTAACAAAAATTAGGGATTTCCATTCTGGTTATGAACCTACATGGTCAGGAGACATTTCTCCTGCAAAATCAAAAATAGAATTAGTTAGCGAACCTATAATCAAACATTACTTTAAGGAATTCTTGAAAAATAGTGATGTAATTTCACTGCTTAATGAAATTGTAATTTTAACTGTAACGAATAATGGCTTTATTGAAGCATCTACTGGATTAGTAATCTCAGGGTTTGGTGATGATGATATTTTCCCTTCAGTAATTACTTATCAAATCTCTGGATACTTTGAAAACACACTAATTTACAAAAAAGATGAAGAGAAAACTATTGTTAATACAAATTCTGGAATGAGATCTGGAATTATTGCTTTTGCTCAAGAAGATGTAGTGCAATCTTTTATTAGAGGATTTGATCCAGAGTTACATCAATTCACCATAGAATATTTAGATTCAATGCTTACGGAATTTTTGAAAAAAACTCCTAATCTAAATCCTGTTGAAATTTCACAATTAATTAATAAATCAAAAGCCATGCTGAATGATTTTAATACCACCTTACAACAAGAAATTAGGGATAGACACTTAACGCCAATGATAGATATGATTGGTGTGCTGCCTAAAGATGAATTAGCGACAATGGCAGAAACTCTAGTCAACATTACAGCATTTAAGAGGAAAATGGCTTATTCAAGCCTAGAAACAGTTGGAGGACCTATTGATGTGGCTGTTATTTCAAAAGGCGATGGGTTAGTATGGGTAAAAAGGAAGCAGTATTTCCCCTCTAATCTAAATCAGCACTTCTTTGACAATTATTTTAAGGATTAAGAAATGAAAGAAAAAAACCACATCAAACAACAAGTTAATGCAATTCAGTCTGTTGTATTTCAAAATAAAAGCAGTAGCCTGGATAAAATGTTTAAACGTGAAGAGATTAAAACTTATGCAGCGGACTTAGCAAAGCAGAATGTCGCTAAACAATTCTTACAGACTTAATATCTTCTATAATAAGAAGACCCACCCTGTGTGGGTTTTCTTTTTTAATATATTCAAATTTTCCCTGATATTATGGGATTAAGACTTTGTGCCAACATTGATCTTAAATAACCATTAATATCGGAGAAAATATGAAAACTGAAATCATAGAAGCTCTAGCGTTAGAGCTTACTAAGGCAACCATTGCTGATACTGATCCTTCAACCATCAATATAAAAAGTGCTGATCTTTGGGTTAAAACCTACCAGGAATCACTGAAAGCGGTAGAAGAAGCTTTAAAAGAACTTAAGCCAAAGCCTAAAGCCACATCAAAACCCATTTCAGGAATGAGCTAACCCTGATTACTCACACTCTACTATACTCAGCTTGCAGTTATTCTTGGTGGCAAAGTCATCAAGAATAGCTTTCAGCGCATACGCGTTCCGAAGCGTGCACTCTATTTTGAAAGCGGCTGTGCAATCACCAAAAAGAATCTTTTCAGCACGATCAACTTTTTCTTCTAGTTGATCAATATTACTTTCCTGAAGCAGTAGTTTCTCAACCATCTGCTTGCGCCATTCAAACATTTCTTCGCCTAGACTCATTTCTATCACCTTTGATAGTTGGGTTTTCTTTTGTCTATTAAAGCATAAAAGTAAGCTTTCTTAAATTAAAATAAGATTTCTTATTGACAATAAAACTAAGTTTTCTTATATTTATCTCGTAGACATCAAAAAAGCACACCGCCCCTCCCCAGGTCCGATGTGCTTTTGCAAACTGCGAGATCAATTATGAACGTAAAAGCTACCCCTTTCAACTCCTTTGCATTTGTCAGCATGGCTGCTCTTGCAATCTCAGGTGGTTCTTTAGTTGCTTGCCAATTGCAGCCAGCTTTCCAAGCAAAAGAAGCCCCTTCTCTATTTACCCCTAAGACTCAACCAAGTACTTACGGTGTGTTGACCGCGAAAATCACAGGTAAACATTCTGGCGTTGCTGTAATTAAATTAGATAGCTTCCGTTTAAACGTTAGCTTTGATTTTGAAGCTCATCCAGACAGTTACGGCGTTCCGGGTTCTGAATTTACCGCTGTTGATATTACTCAACTCACAGTAAATGAAATTACTGATGTTAACGGTAAGTCATATAACGATTTCACCGAATTTGAAGACATCCGCAACATCAATGACCTTCTAAAAGGCTTCATCGAACGTAACAAGTTGGTGGAGGCTTAAAGATGACTCATTTCAAAAAACACCCTGACGGCTACATGTCATTTTTAGGCCGTGATGATAAGGGCCTCTACTCTGTTCGTATTGGCTGGCAAGTGTACGCATCTAATGCTAATGGCTCAGTTCTTTACAAAGTTAAAGACGGATTTAAGACGCCTTTAAATGTGTTCAGGTTCCAAACTGACTATCCAAAAGTTTGGAATGAACTCACACAAGAAATTGATTTCCAACGCAGAAAGCAGCTCGCAATAAAACTGCGTGAAACAAACATCCCTACTTATGACCGCAAGGCTTATAAAACTAAGCGCGGCTTCACTGGCTCAAGATAAGGATAATAAAATGGCTCTACCGATTATTACTGCTGACCAAACTTTATTGGTTCAAGCAATTATTGTGTACCTATACGCGGATCCAGGTTTAGGTAAATCATCGATGGGCTTTACTGCGGAAAAAGCAATTTCTTTTGACTTTGACCGTGGTGCTCACCGTACTGGTGAATTACGTCGTGGTGCGGTTGTACAGGTTCAACAATGGAGTGATGTTGCAAACCTTACTCCGCAGGACTTAGCACCATATAAAACCGTAGTGATTGATACCGTGGGTGCAATGCTTGAATGCATTAAAACCCACCTGTTACTTACGGCAAATAACCGTCAAAAAGATGGTTCTTTAAAGTTAAAGGCTCAAGGTTTAGCGAACCAAACCTTCAAGCAATACATCAATACTTTGATCAGTTTAGGTAAAGATGTTGTTTTCATTGCACACGCATCAGAAGATCAAAACGGTGATCAAATTATTTACCGACCAGATCTAGGTGGTAAAAACCGTAACGAGCTTTACCGTATCGCAGATGTCATGGGTTATCTAACAACTGTTACTACTGGTGAAGGTAAAAATGCCCGCGTTATTAATTTCAAACCTTCGCCTACACATCATGCGAAAAACTCAGGTGCTTTAGGCGGTGAAACCGGTGAAGTATGGGTACCTGATCTTAAAGCACACCCTACTTTCTTGGCTGACCTGATTACTCAAGCTAAAGATCACATTAACACCTTAACGCCTGCACAACTTGCAGCTGCTAAAGCCCAAGAAGAGCTAGAAAACTGGAAACAAAGCTGTGAAGAAGCTGAGCATGCAGGTGACCTTAATCAATTAACTGAGTCGCTTGATAAAGAACACATGTATTACCAGAACATGCGTCAAGCAATGTTAATGAGGGCTAAAGCATTGAATTGCACGTTTGATAAGCAACGTGGCACTTGGATTAGTCCACCTGAATTTAACGGTATCTCAGATCAACAAAGAGATGAACTTCAAAACTTTATTGCTGAACGTGGCCTCGATGTAAAAACAGTTTGTGAGCACTTAGGTATCGATGCCCTTATCCAAATTGAAGCGGCAAAACTTAAGGCAGTTAAACAAGAAATTGAAACCTTAGCGAAAACGGGGATGACAGCATGAATAATCTAATCACTGCAGCTGAAGCATTTGCAGCTCTTCAAAAAGGTAAAACTGTTCTATGTCGTCCTATTGGAGACATGTTGGACTTTTCTGACTTAGATCAATTCCCCGCTTCTGTTTTTGGCAAACCGGGTTTTGAATTCTGCATCAAAATCGAAACTATTGAACTGGCTGGCATTACATTCACAAAGCCATTAACTATTGATGAGTATGAAGACGGTCAGGAAGTTTTTGTAATCAGTACATATTCACCTACGGTCTATGTTTTAGATTTCAAAACTAACGCATTAATTGATTCTATTAACAGTGGCTTCGTTCAACGTGATGCAGAAAACGCCAAGCTTCAATTAAAAGCTTTTTCAAAAGCACTCGGTATTGAAATCAACAATGATTTAAGTGTTATTCGTCTTGGTGAGGAACCTAAAAAACAGAGAGGCAAAAAATCAAAAGCTGAGACACCAGCTAAAGTAATACCTTCTGAAGTTTTTCCTACCAATAATAAGTCAACGATTGTTATTACAGAACAAACTAATGTCACAGCTTCCGAGGATCTATTAACTCCAGTATCTAATGAACTTGAATCAGATCCAGAATATCAGAAGACATTAGATACCCTTCTCCAGCGTGTTAAAGAGTCAAAAACACCAGCTGAGGTAAATGCTGTTTATCGATACACCCGTACATGGTCAGATAAACAAATGGATCCTCTACTCAAAGCTACTCACAAGCGTTTGACTGAGCTTGCAGATGAAAAGCCTGTAGAGAGTGAACCACCTTCACTAATGGTCCAGATCCAAAACGCGCCCGACCTTACAACGCTAGATGCTTTGGAAATAGATGTGGCCGCACGAGATCCACAGATTCAATCACGACTCATGGATTTTGTTAAGAAACGTCGCTTTGAGTTAGAAAATCCAGCAGTTTCTCAACCAGAAGCAGACCCTGATTATCTATTAGTGGATGGCTTCTAATATGAAAGATCAGTACAAGAAAGTGAGTCAAAAACACATGCTTGGCTTTATGTACTACTTGCAATTGCTGGGCTATGTAATAGTCCGGCAAGGCATGGATCAAGCGATGTTTCTAACAAAGCATTATGCGGTACCAGTCGCTTGGCGCCGCATAACGATCGACTATCACAACCGATTAAATAAACCAGCACAACAACTTTATAAAGAGTTTGTTGAATGGACTAAAGAAGAATATTTGAGGGCTTAGGTAATGATTGATTTAAAAACTAAACAAGCATTTTGGGCTGAGCAATTGCCTATTTTTAAAGAAAAATATTGGATTCCCGAACATTTAGATGTCCTCGAATTCGATATGAATGGCGGCTGTTTTGATATTGCTGAAGGTGTCAAAACTGATCTAAGTGAAGAAGACCTTTTTGATGTTTACCATCGTGTAAATAGTGGTTGGGCAATGTGGAAGAAAGCCGTAGATTTCATGAAATCCAAAGTTCCAACGTGGATTAGCGTGACTGATGAATTGCCACCTACTGACATAATGGTACTTATTTGTTGGGCAGATGCTCCTGATGTCACCCCAGAACAAGACTATATGACTATTGATGAGGATTTAAATAGCGTATGGGCAAACTATCAAAATGATCCACCTTCACATTGGATGCATTTTCATAGTGTGCCAAACGTATCGGGAGCTGAACAATGAGCATAACACTTAGCGGTCATCAACTAAAAAGCCTTCTCGAATTTGTAAATCCAGATGGTGAGAAAGATTTAGATCAACTTGATACTGAACTAACAATTAAATTCTTTGAAGATGGCCACAGTGGGAAAGGCTATTACTTTTGGATGACCGAATATCCAGAAGAAGGTGCAATGAAGTTGGATATTGAATCGGGAGCTGAGGGATGAGTGAATTTGAAATACTTGAATCAGCACCAAAAGATGCTACCCATTATTTTCTTGTGCCTAATGGATCTGGTGAACCTTATTACGCTCTTGAAAAAGAAAAAAAGTTCTACTGGTTTCACGGTCAGGATGAAATAACTAAGCCACACATTTTAAGTTGGATTAAGTCAATTGAATCACTGAAAGAAGTTAAAGCGGAAAGTAAGGAGATTTAAATGTCACGTTTAACAAAATTAGATCGTATGACACATGCAGAAAAAGAGGCTGCTAAAAAAGAATTTTGGGAAGCTGCTGATAATCAGACCTTCCCGCCTGAAACGATTGCAATCGTAATGCACGTATCATTACCATGGTTACAGAAGAAAAGATGTGAAGGTGGCGGCATTCCATTCTCTAAACCGCATAAGCGGCAAGTAAACTATATGAAGTCGGATGTTTTGGCTTATATTGAGCAAAACAAAATGGCACATACTGCATAAGCGGCTAAGTGCCGCTTTTTTAATCATTTAAAATAGACCTTTAATAGACTTAAACCTGAAAAATAGACCGTATTTCCCGAAATAGACCATTAATAGACTATTTTTGTATTGCTAAAGATTGTGTAATATTGCATTGTATTGTTTTGATATAAATTACTAAAAATATTAATTTTTTAATATCGTGAGGTATTGCTTAATATTGCATTGTATTGTTAGAATCATTAAAATCCCGCTGAACTTTAGGGTTCAAGGGTAACGACATGCAGCGGCATCTTCGGAGCATTTATTTTTAAATAAATACCTATAAATTCGAATTCTATTTTCAAATTAAAATACCTAGACAGACCTGTCAGTCTATTTTTTTATTCTCTTAACTAATTAGTTGTTCTTAAAATTAAATACTCATTATTTTTTAATTATTATTCATTTCTACGTAAACATTCCTCATACCATCCTGCTTGAAAATCTTCAATTGCTTGGCGTTTAAAGAAACTTGTCTTAAATACTTTGGCAGCATAAGCTGAGCTAATTAAGTCTTGATAAAGCTGCTTGGCTTCTTCATCTGCCAGCCCATCAGCAATTTGTTGTAAATCTTGTGCTGGTACTTTTTGCTGCCGTGCTTCCATCACGTTATAAGCGACCTTTTTTACGATATTACAAATATCTGGGTCAGCTGTACTTTCATTAGCATAACAACCGGTGGCAATAAAACTTAATAATAATATTTTAAATTTCATATCCCTATCCTATTATTATTCATCTTCCGTTCTTAAAAAAGTAATAGATGAGAAGACCTATTCCTTTCAAAATGTTCATGCGGGATTAATTACATAAAAATAAATGATCATGACCACAAGCAAGATGGAAGCAAGTGTTAAATAGGTGCCGACTGTATTAAAACTCTGTAAAAATTTTAAGATCTGCATTTCAAATCCAGAGAAAAGTTTAAGTAATTAACAGAAGAAATTTAGCACAACTAAATAATGCCAATCAATTCACACTTTTAAATTTTTATCGTGATTTAATTCAAATATTATTCATTACATTTTATCCCCAAAGTCCCTTTATAGTAGTCAGTTGCACTTTTCAAATCTGACAATAATTTTTCTTCAGTATACGGTTTTGGTGAAACTTTTATTAATGCAGGCATGTATTGTTTTTTATACACCTCAGGATAGTCATGACATAAAATTTTAACTTTAACTTCTTGAGGAGTATTTGGATTATCTAACTGATCTAAAAATTCACCAATTTTTCGGTCCGACTCTTCAAATTGAGCTTTATAATCAATTTGAGGTGCCTCAGATTCTGCCTGTTTCGTACATCCGCTGAGCAATGCCACACATAACATCATTGTTAAAATTTTTAACTTCATAGGTTTCACATTTTCATATTCATCCTTAAATATACTTATCCTGATTAAATGTAAATAAATACTGTAAATACGTAAAAAAGAAAAAATTATATGTAGATAGCTTCTCCTAACAACAAAACTATTTTTACCTGGTCTAATACATTAGAAGACTGCTTTTTAATAATTTTTAAATTTCGGTGAAACTATAGAAAAGTAGGTATAATTTTGCTCGACTGTCCGCAAATCTTTGTTAGATTTCTCCATGAATGAATTAAGTTTTATTAGAAAAAATTTAAGATCTAGAAGACGAGCTTTAACCCAATTTGAGCAAAAACAGGCTCAGCTTAATGTTTTACATTGCCTAAATCACCTTCCTATTTTTCATTCATCAAAAAAAATCGGTTTATATCTGCATGCTTTTGGTGAAATCCATACCGATCTTCTTATCAAATTATGTTTTAAAAAGAACAAACAAGTTTATTTACCCATGATTTGTTCGATGAACCAACATTTAGTATGGGTAAAAATAAATAAAAACCAATATTTAAGTCGTCGTTTTTCTCATCACCCATTGGGAATGAAAGAACCTATGGCGACTCGCGGAAAACATGTATCACAGCTTGATTTGCTACTTATGCCACTTTTAGCTTGCGATCACTATGGGACACGTATTGGTATGGGTGGTGGTTATTATGATCGTACATTAGCAAGTGCTAAACATAAGCCCTACCGTTTAGGATTGGCACATCAATTCCAATTTATTGAACATACTTTAGAACGTCAAAGTTGGGATCAACCGTTAGATGGTTTATTGACTCCACAGCACTTTTATTATTTTAAAAGATGATTTTTATATAAAATAGGACTTACGCATTGACGGATTCAAAAAAGTATTAAAATACTTTATAAAGTATCTGTGATCAGACGAATTAAACATGCTTCTACAGCAACTTGTACATTACCCATTTATATGGGCTTTCTCATGACAGAACCGAACTCTATTAGCTGCACACAACTTGCCGAGACTTATAACATCTCGCATGATAGTGTAAATCGCTTTCTAGAACGTGAAGACTACACACCTCACGACCTATATCAAGAAGCAATTCAACATATTGATAATAATAAACTTATAGTCAGTATTGATGATACTGTTTTAGATAAACCCTATAGTCAACATATGGACTTGGTTAGCTATTTTTGGTCA